TTAGCTGATGAGTCAACGGGATTCCCATCATTCGCACACGGACAAACAGGTGTTAGTGGTGTTGGTCGTACTGCTTCTGGTATTAGTATGCTTATGTCTGCTGCCAACGGAAGTATCAGAACGGTTGTTAAGAACGTAGATGATTATCTTATACGTCCTTTAGGCAAAGCATTCTTTGCATTTAATATGCAGTTTGACTTTGATGAAGAGATACGTGGTGATCTAGAGGTACATGCATCAGGTACAGAAAGCTTAATGGCTAACGAAGTACGTAGCCAGCGCTTGATGCAGTTCTTGCAGGTTGCACAAAATCCAGTACTTGCACCTTTTGCAAAAATGGATTATATTATACGAGAGATTGCGAAGAGCATGGACTTAGACCCTGATAAGGTTACTAATTCTATGGGTGACGCAGCTATACAGGCTGAGATACTAAAAGGCTTTCAAGCACCTGCTCCACAACCAGCAGGTCCAGAAGGTCAGGGTGTACAGGACGTAGCTGACACATCAGGAGGTGGAGGATCACAAATAGGTATAGGTACAGCACCTATGCCTGAAGAACAAGGATTCACAGGAAATGCACCTCAAGCAGTTGGTCAATAACAAAGAACTATACGAAGAGTTTCAAAAACACATAGATGATTTAATCTATATAAGACAGCGTACAATGGAATCAGCTAATGATGCTGTGATAGTGTACAGACAACAGGGTGCGATAGACGTACTTAGAAAGCTAAAGCTACTGAAGGAGACAGTAAATGGCGCTTGAAGATCAAATGGAAATGAACTTTGGTACACGTGGAGTAGACCCCATATCAGGTAATGAAGTACCAACAGGCTCCTTACCAGAAGAAGTTCGTGATGACATACCAGCGCAATTAAGCGAAGGTGAGTATGTTGTACCTGCTGATGTTGTTAGATACTATGGCGTTAAGTTTTTTGAAGATCTTCGTATGCAAGCCAAGATGGGTTTCGATGATATGGCTGCTAATGGTCGAATAGGAGGAGATCCTATTGAAGACGAATTAGAGTTGTCAATGGATGATATTGAAGTTGTACAGGCTATGGACGATGGCGGTGTGGCTAAGAAGAAAGAGCCTAAGTTTAAAAATCGTTATGAAAAAATTATGTACTACTTATCTCAACTTCTAAAAGAAAAAGAAGAAGAGGAAAAGAAACTTAAAGGTAAGTCTATAGCAGAACAAATAAACTTTGGTGGTAAGTACGATGAAGGTGGTGACGTATTCTATGACCAAAAAGGTGGCTTTGATATGTCAGAAGCTGGTACTGTTCCAACAGGAGTAGCTACTACTTCTGCGTTTGAAGCACGTACTTACATGAATGCAGAAGGACATAAGATAGTTATTATGTTCTTAAACGGAGAGCCTATAACTCCTATTCCTGATGGATACTTTCCTGTAGGTGATACTGTCACAACTACACCTGATAGCCAACCAGAAGCATCGTCAGGCGGTGGTGGTGGAGGTGGTTCTGCTGCTCCTGCACCTACTCCTATAAACTATAAAGAGTTGTCATTAGAAGAACTTAAAGACATGGTAAATGGTCAAAAAAGCATGGCTTCTAAGATGATAGGTGCTACTGTTATAGGTAAGATAGCTATGTGGGATCAAACACGTAGGACTAAAGCAGAAATAGAAAGAAGGTTAACTGATCCAGCTACAACTGAAGTAGATAAGATGCGACTCAACAATTTATTAGAGATTGCAAATAGAGAAGAACCTGGGTTGATTAAAACTATATTGGACAAAGTTACAGGCAAAGAGTTAGAAAGAATTGTAGGACAAATACCTAAACCTGTTACACCTGATGTAGACTACAGTGATCCTACTTTAGCTCCTGATCAGGGTATATATACACCAGAAGTATATACACCAGAAGTTACTGAATCTGATGCAGGGCTTGATCCTGAGATAATGCAGAAAGTAGAAGAAATAGATGCGATAGCAAAAGAAAAAGCATTGGGTAAACCTGCTTATGCAGATCCTGCTCTTGATCCTTATGCTGAAGATAGAAGTTTTAAGGTGACTAAGCCTAAACCTAGAGGAAATACTAGACAAGAAAAAGACTCTCAACGCAGAAGAAACAGACAGCAGGAGAATAAAAACCTACAAGGAAAATCTACCAATAGAAAAACAGGAGAGGCAAAAAGTGCTACTAGAGGACTAGGCTCCTCAGAGAAAAAAGGTGGAGCAGAATTAGACAGCAGATTCGGTATATCAGGTCTTAACAAAGGCGGCTTGATGAAGAATAAAAAGAAAAAATCCAAATAACTATAAGGCCACTCAGCTACGGCTGACCCCAACATAAAAGGAGAATAAATATGGCTGAAGGTGGAACTATGCTTCATGAGAAGCAAGACATAAGAAGTGTCCAAATGAACTCACAATCCTATGCACGTAACGAAGCACGTATAAAGCAGGATGAAGAAGAACTAAAAGAACTGATGAAGCAAGCACGTGCTGCTAAAGGTATTACAGATGAAGAAAGTACTGAAGATCAACCCAGTAGCGAAGAGCCTGAAGCTGAACCAGTACAGGCAGAGAGTGATCCCAAACAAGAAGAAAAACCAGAAGCCAAAGCACAAGAAGATGATGAGCTAAGTGCTGAAGAGAAAAACTTTAAGAAACGTTATGGTGATTTACGCAGACATCAACAAAAGAAAGAAGAAGAGTTTGCCGCTAAGATAGAAGCGTTAGAAGCACAGTTATCTAAAGCAGCTAAACAAGAGCTTGTTCTCCCTAAGTCAGATGAAGAATTAGAGGCATGGACAAAAGAGTATCCTGATGTAGCATCTATTATAGAAACTATAGCTGATAAAAAATCTAAGTCTGCCTCTCAGGATCTTGAAAAACGTATGGCTGAACTAGAAGAGTTACGCATTACAGCTAAACGTGAAAAAGCTGAAGCTGAGTTAGCAGGTATGCATCCTGACTTTGCACAAATACGTGAAGATGATTCATTTCATAATTGGGCTAAAGAACAGCCTAAGTGGGTACAAGATGCTTTATATGAAAACATGGATGATGCAAAATCTGTATCACGTGTTATTGATTTATATAAAGTTGATACAGGTATTAATACTAAGGTCAAGAAAGACAACACAGCAGAGAAAGCTGCAGCGTCTTCAGTAAAGACTAAAGGAGCTAAACCAGAAGCAGACGATAGTAAAAAGATGATTCGTGAATCTGAAGTAGCAAATATGTCTATAAAAGAATATGAGAAGCGCCAGGAAGAAATTATGGAAGCCCAGCGCTCTGGAAATTTTATTTATGATATGACTAGAAAGTAGTTGACAATCTATGTATCATGAATAAAACTATAGCATATACACAGCATTAGTGTGTATGTTTAATAACACTAGCCACACTAAAGAACTACCTCCTAGTACAGGCCCAACGCAGACAGGCAGCGCAGCCTAGAAGCAAAGTTGACTACCCTAATACAAAGAGCCTCTTCATGGTGGATATGTAGTGTCAATTTTCACGCCATATCTATAAGGAGAATTAATTATGGCTATAGCAGTTGCCTCTGGCAAAACAGGATTTGACGGTAATTTTAGCCCGATTATCTATTCCAAACAGGCACAGATTGCTTTAAGAAAAGCAGCAGTTGCCAACGCAATCACAAACAACTCCTACTTTGGAGAGATTGCCAATCAAGGGGATGTTGTACGCATCCAGAAAGAGCCTGATGTAACAGTCAACGCTCTTGAGCGTAAAACAGCCATCTCTGTCCAAGACCTAGATGACAGTGACTTCCAGTTAACCATCGACAAAGCTAACTACTTTGCTTTTAAAATGGATGACATCGAAGATCAATTTGCATCTGTTGATTTCGTAAGCCTAGCTGCAGACAGAGCAGCATACAAAATGGCTGACGCAATGGACGCAGACTTACTACAGTACATGTCAGGTTATGACTCATCAGGTGCATTAATCACTACCGTATCAGGTACTGCACAGCACCCGACAGCAAACAATCTAAACGGTGAATTTTTAAAAGCTAACCAATTAGATGCTACTGACATGGGTCAATTAGGTTCTGCAGACTCTGCATCAACAGCTTACGCTACTGGTGACTCAATCCCACTAGCTGCACGTCTACCAGGTGCTACAACTCTTTCATCAGACGTTGTATCACCACTAACAGTCATCGCTCGTATGGCTCGTGTAATGGACGTAGCAAACGTGGAGTCACGTGGACGTTGGTTAGTTGTTGATCCAGTATTCATGGAGATCTTGAAGGATGAGGACTCACGTCTTCTAAACTCAGACTACGGTGGATCAGGTCTACAAAACGGTCTAGCTGTTAACAACTTACACGGCTTCAGAGTCTATGTATCTAACAACTTACCTGCAAAAGGTACAGGTGCAGGTACATCAGGTTCATTAGCACAAGACGCAAACTATGGTGTGATCTTGGGCGGTCAAGAAGACGCAGTTGCATCTGCAGAGCAGATCAACAAAGTTGAGAACTACAGAGATCCTGACTCATTTGCAGACATTGTACGTGGTATGCACCTTTACGGACGTAAAATTCTACGCCCAGAAGCATTGGTGTCAGCTATTTACAACGCTGCTTAATTATAATATAAACTTAGAGGCTGGCTATATGCTGGCCTCTTTGTACGTTTAACTCAGTATAGGACATTCTCAAATGGCAATTACAACGGCAATGTGCAACAGCTTCAAGGAAGAGCTACTTGGGGGTGTGCATGATTTAGATACAGATAGTTTAAAGATAGCTCTCATCAAAGGTTCGCATTCAGGTACATATGGTGCAGCCACTACAAACTATTCTGATGTAACAGGTAATACTGATGAAGCTACAGGTGCTGGATATACAGCAGGTGGTCAGGTATTAGATTCCGCTACAATAACATTATCAGGAAGCACAGCATTTGTTGACTTTGCAGATGAAGTATTCTCTAATGCAACAGTTTCAGCAGATGGTGCTATTATATATAACTCATCACAGTCTAACAAAGCAATAGCAGTATTTAACTTTGGTTCAACTGTTACTTCAACAAACGGTGACTTTACTATTGTGTTTCCAACAGCAGATGCAAGTAACGCAGTAATAAGAATAGCCTAAAGGTAAGATAAAATGGTAGTCCTAGCAGACAGAGTAAAAGTCTATACCTCAAGTACAGGTACAGGCACTATTACTTTAGGTAGTGCTTTTCCAGGATATCAAACATTTTATGCTGGTGGTGTTGTAGATGGCGATACTGTAAGATATGTAATAGAAGACCTAAACAATAATGCGTGGGAGATTGGCACTGGAGTGTACACACATTCGGGTACGACTCTTTCTCGTAATCTAAGTTCTAGTTCTACTAACGCTTTACTAAATCTTAGTGGTAATAATACATTAGTATTTATAAGCCCTAGTTCATCAGACTTAATACTATCTTCAAACGCTTTTACAGTTAACGAATTTACAGCCACTGCAGGGCAAACAACCTTTACTGTCAATTACTTAGTAGGCACTATTGAAGTATTCCTTAATGGTGTAAAACTTTTACAGGGAGATTATACCGCAACTAATGGTACATCTGTGGTATTAGATGATGCTGTTGTCGCAGGGGATAAAGTAGAAGTTGTTGAATATGGCATAGGTAATACTAACCTAAGTACTTTTGTTAACACCTTTACATTACCAGGTACTGATGGTAGTAGTGGACAAGCATTAACAACGAATGGTAGTGGTACTCTTAGTTTTAGTGATGTTGCTGGCGGCGGTGGTGGAGCTACTGGTGGTGGGTCAGATCAAGTATTTCATGAGAATCAAACAACTGTTACAACTGATTATACACTATCAACAAATAAAAATGCCGTGTCGGTTGGACCTATTACTATAAACAATGGTGTAACAGTTACGGTTCCTACAAATGCTAGATGGGTAGTATTGTAATGACAGAGATTAAAGTAGATAACATAGTAAATGTAGCTGGAACAGGTAAGCCTAACTTTCCTGTAGCCCCTACACACTCTTCAGGATCTGCACTAAGTACAATAAACACATATCAATATGACACAACTACCAGAGTAGTTACTGTGGTAAGTGATGGAGGCAATAAGTATGCCATAGATGGTGTAACTACTCCAACGATAACATTACTAAGAGGAGTAACATACACGTTTGATGTTAGTGATTCTAGTAATTCCAATCACCCTTTAGCTTTCAAGAATGCTGGTACGTCCTACACCACAGGAGTTACATCTTCAGGCACTGCTGGTACGGCTGGTGCAACTGTTACTTTTGCTGTAGCTGCTGATGCACCTTTAACAGGATTGACATATTATTGCACCGTACATGGTGATGGTATGGGTTCCAGCGTTACAACGTCTGACCCTAATAATGGTGCTATGTTGTGGGATGGTGAAGTTAAGTTCTACTTAGATAGTCAGTTCAAAGCTATAGGTACTAGTAGTGGTAGTAGCAGTTCAGGCATATCTTGGGGCGGTACTAGAGCATTAAGGTTTGGTGGTAATATAGCTAGTAGTTCTCCAGCTACAGCCACAAACACAATAGACTATTATGATATATCTGCAACTGGTAACGCCACAGACTTTGGTGATTTAATACAGGCTGAATATGGAGCTAGTGCTGCATCAAGTGGTACTAGAGCATTTAAAGCAGGTGGATATAAAACAGGTAGCGGTTTTGGGGCGATTAACAACATAGAGTATGTAACAGTTTCTACACCTGGTAATGCTACAGACTTTGGTGATATGACAGAATCTATATATACAGCAACAGCAGTAAGTGATAGTACTAGAGGTTGTATGTGTGGTGGTTATAGTGATACTAGTAGTTCTTATACATCTAACATAGAGTATATTACGATAGCTACCACAGGTAATGCTACAGATCTAGGTGCTGTTTTGTCTGCAAATAGAGCTAATATGGCTGGATGGAACGATGCTACAAGAGGAGTTCTTGCTGGAGGAGAATCTCCAGATACCAATCAGATACAATACTTTACTATACAAAGCAGTGCCAATGCATCAGACTTTGGAGATCTTTTAGCGACTTGGAAAAGAGGAGAAGGCGCAGGAGATTCTACTAGAATGTTAATTATGGGAGGCAGACGTACAGGTTCTGGCAACTCTAATAATTGGTCAGACGCTATAGAATACATCACAATACAAACAACAGGTAATTCTACAGATTTTGGAGACTTAACAAATTATGGTGACCAAAGAGCAGGTTCATCAGATGGAACATATGCATGTGCTGCAGGAGGCAATGTGGGTGGAAGCATCTCAGTAAATATAGACAGAGTTACTGTTCAGACTCCAGGCAATGCTACAGATCATGGAGATTTGACACAGGCAAATGAAAGACCAAATGGAGCATCAGGAAACGCATCATGACAAAATCAAAGAATAGACTATTAGGTGATCTTGCTGGTGGAGACTTAGCTGATTTAAAAGAGTTAAACGTACCTTCTAATACCACCATAAGTGCATTTGCTTCTACAGTTCTTGATGATTCAGATGCAGGTACTGCTAGAACTACTCTTGGCGCACAAACACAATCAAGTGTATTAGATAATACTACAGCTTCTTTTACAACAGCAGAAGAAACTAAACTAGCTGGTATAGAGACTGCTGCTACTGCAGACCAGACAGATGCAGAGATAAAGACTGCTTACGAGAATAACGCAGACACCAACGCCTTTACTGATGCAGAGCAAACTAAATTAACTGGTATTGAAACCAGCGCTGATGTAACAGATGCTACAAATGTCCAAGCAGCAGGTGCTGTTATGGATAGTGAGTTAACAGATGAAACTGCAGTAAAGGCCATAAATCAAGGACTAGCTACAACGGACAGTCCAAGCTTTGTTAATGCTACGGCTACAGGTGAAGTAAATGTAGGCACTCATATTGATATGACAAGTCAAGGGTCAGTACCATCCTTTTCTGAGGGTAGAGTATGGTATGACACTAGCACTAAAACTTTAAGTTACTATTCAGATACACAGAATGTTGTACATGAGTTAGGCTTAGAAGAACATCAACGTGTATACAATAGTACAGGTGCTACAATAGGTAAAGGTAAACCCTTGTACTTCTCAGGTAACTACACAGCAGGTTCTCTTGATGTTCCTACTGTTGGTTTAGCAGACGCTACAGATGTTAACGCATACACCGCACAAGGTTTAGCAGCAGCAGACATACCTAATAATAGCTACGGTTACTGTATTATTGCAGGACAGTTGCATGGAGTAGACACTAGTGGCCTTACAGCAGGTACAAACTTTTTTGTAGGATTAACTCCTGGGGCTGTACAAAATGCTTCACCAACTTATCCTAACTATCCTATGTGCCTTGGGTGGGTAGTTAACTCTGATTCTACAAATGGTATACTACTAATAAATCAACAGAACCACTCAGTTAACTCCTTCAGAGTCAGAACAGATGCACATATAGGTGATGATCTTATTGTAGGTGGTAACTTATCTGTATTGGGTACAACTACATCAACAAGTACATCAGATGTTACTGCAGGTGCGCCCTTCTATCGTGCCAATGAAGGTGATGCCATTGGTGATGCTAATACTACTTTTAGTGGTACAGGCTTAGATGACGCTTTCTTTTCAGGACACTTTACAGGTACAACTTCTACAACCTACTATGTAAAGATTGATGGTACAGGCACACCAGATACATTTGCTGTAAGTACAGACAACTTTAATACTACTATATCTACTGGTAATGCTATCACTGGCAACGAGCAAATGATACACAGTGCAGATAACATATCTGTAAAGTTTGGTGCAACTACAGGCCACACATTAAACGATACTTGGACAGGTGTAGCAGGTCCAGTACTAGTAGATACAGGATTCTTTTCTAATAGAAACACTGGTACATCAGGTGTTGGATATACTCATATGGGTCTGTTCTATGATGTATCAGAAGATAAGTGGACACTGTTAGATGAGTATGATCCCACGCCATCAGGCGCAATAAACTTAGCTGACGCATCTACGTCTTTCGGTTTACTTAAACTAGATAGCGTAGAAGGTAACTTAACTGGTAATGTTACAGGTAATGTGAGTGGTAATGCTACTACAGCAACTACATTAGCTACTGCTAGAAGCATAGGATTAAGTGGTGATATTACAGGTTCTGCATCGTTTGATGGATCTGCTGATATTACAATTAGTGCTACTGCAGCTAATGCTACTACCTCTGCAGATGGGTTTATGTCTGCTGCAGATAAGACTAAATTAGATGGTGTAGAGACATCAGCAGATGTCACAGACGCAACAAATGTTGCTGCTGCTGGTGCTGTTATGGATGGTGACTTTAGCTCTAACGGCATTATGACACGTACAGGCTCTGGCTCTTATAGTACTACAACAGATAATTCCTCTAATTGGGATACAGCGTATAGTTGGGGAGATCATGCTAGTGCAGGATATTTAACAGCACACCCTATTATTTCAAATCAAGGCTCATCAAACAATTCAGGAACTACGTTTATTCAAGATGTTACAGTAGATTCTAATGGTCATGTAATTGGAGTTGGTACAGCAACAGTACCCACGTTCTCAACAGGTAAAGCCATAGCAATGGCAATAGTATTCGGATAGGAAAGGTCAAACAATGGCAGCACCAAATATAGTAAATGTATCAAGTATATACGGCAAAACGTATAGTAACGCATTAAACACAACAGTAACGACAACTCAATTAGTGTGTCCTAGTAACAAAGTATTAAAGATAAATACTATCGTTTGTGCAAACGTAGATGGAAGTAATGACGTTGATGTTACAGTATTATTTATGGATAACAGTGCTGGATCACAAAGAGGGCTTGCAAATTTAATCACAGTTCCAGCAAAATCTACTTTAGTTGTTATTAGTAAAGATACATCTATCTATTTAGAAGAGGGTGATGAAATAAAAGCAGGAGCAAGTGCAAACAGTGATGCACATATTGTTATCTCTTACGAAGAGCTTGATGACGCATAGGTGAATAATGCCATTTAATTATCATCGCTTTGGAAGTTATATTGGAAGTGATATAGCTGCTCCTACTAAAGCTGGCAAATTTGACGTGGTAACAGGGCATATAGTAGGCGATGGTTTGTACGCATTTAGCTCGTTTACATTTACAAATGCAGGTGACACTGGCAGATTAGGCCCAACTTTATCGGACCTTCAAACAGCTTATTCTGCAGAATCATGGACTCAAAACACAGCTTATCTCAATGCTACCACTCGTGGTATCCAAGAGTGGACTGTTCCTGCTAATGGTGCTTATACTATACAATGTGTGGGGGCAAGTGGAGGAGGTCCATATTCTGGGTATGGCGCAGACTATACAGGAACTTTTACTTTATCTCAAGGTGCGGTTATAAAAATTGTTGTAGGACAAGAAGGACTAACACAATACCCCACTTATATTAATGGTACTGGTGGGGGAGGATCTTTTGTAGTTGAAGCACCTTATACGGCTCTCAGTAATGCTTTGATTGTAGCAGGAGGTGGAGGAGGAGATTCTTATAATGTTACAGCAGTATCTAACCCATACAACCGCAAAAATGGTCAGTTAAGCACTAGTGGAGGTAACGGTTATGGTGCTACTAGTAGTTCAAATGGCGGTACAAATGGATCTGGTGGTAGCTCTACAAATCGTGCCACAGGCGGTGGTGGCTTTTTAACTAATGGTGCATATAACTCACAATCTACTGGATTTGGCTATGGAGGGGATGCTTTTGTTAATGGAGCAGAAGGCGCTCTAGGCACTCACCCCGATGATGGTCGTGATGGGCCTTTTGGGGGTGGTGGATTCACTCAGAGAACTGGTTTCCGTGGCTGTGGCGGTGGAGGAGGATACTCTGGAGGTGGCACAGGAAGTCAAAATTCTTCATCAGGAAATTGCATGGGAGGAGGTGGAGGAAGCGTAAACAACGGTTCTAACCAAACTAATACCGTTGCTTCTACGAGAGGTCATGGATATGTTACAATCACAAAGGTTTAGTTAAGTGAGAAGAAACTCAGCCATAATAGGACCAAAACAGACTATTGCTCCTCTTGATAGTTCTACTGCTAAAATTAGTGATTTATATGATCAGCATACATATTCACTAAATAAACAGTGGCCTAATCCTATTGTACTTGATACAAATACAGCAAGTAGTACTAGTATTACTGAAGGAGATATAGTAACATTTACTATTGGCAGCAACTATCATTCTTCAGGCACTATTTATTGGACTATGAACTATAATGGTAGTTCTTCAGCATCAGACTTTTTAAGCGCTGCTAGTGGTTCGGTAGAATTAGGTAGCAGTTCAAGTACCATAGCAATAGAAACAAAAACAGATACTACCTCAGAAAGTACTGAAACGTTTTATCTAGACTATAGAACTGGTAGCACTTCTGGTCCTATAATTGCAAGTTCGCCTGTTGTGTCTATGGCAAATTTTGTTATTAATATAACAACACAATTTATAGCAGCCACACCTGCGACAACAATTACTTATACCAGTTCTGGTGATACTACTCAACCATACGATACTCACGACTTTACTGTACCTGCTAATGCTAGTGGAAGTAAGAGAATATATATAGGCTGTAAATGTACACATCCAACCAGTTATAGAAATGATATTACTGTTGCAGGTGTTCAAATACTTAACTCTGCTGGCAATTCTGTACTAAGGGCTGATATATTCTCTGCAGGTACGGAAGGTTATACTACAGTAACTGCTAGGATAAGAAACAGTAGTGCTATAGGTTTCGCTCCTTTAAGTACAGCCACTGGTGCAAGTTACTCAAGTATGTACTCCTCTAGCTCATATGCTAGGAGATGGAACAGGGCTTCAGGTACAAGTTCTACTTATACTGGCATGGCAGATGGTATATCTACAGCATACAATACTTCTATTGTACTACCTGCCCCTTCTAATACTAGTATATTAAGAGTACCTCAACAAGCTGGAACATATTATCATTATGTAGAAACCAGTGGTGCAAGTAGGTATGACGAATACGTTATGAGAAGTCCTGCTTACACTTTTAGTGGAGGTGAAATTATAAGGCTTTGCTTTCAACTCCCTTCAGGAAGCGGAACATTTGACATTGACAATACAATATTTCTAGCTATAGCATAGGAACGATTATGAGTACTTTAAAAGTAGATACAATAGAACATGAGACTGCTACCAGCGCCATAGATATGCCTAATAAGTTAAAGGTAGGAGGCGCTGGTGTAGAACAAGGATATACAGCTAGTGAGACACAACCTACAGACGGTGAGACTGGTGACTTCTGGTGGGATAGTGCTAACGAGAAGATATATAGATATATAGATGGAGAGTTCAAAGAGTTAACTGGTTCTGGTGGTAGTAGTGGTGGTGGTACTTATTCTGGTGACAGAGCAGTTATATTTGGTGGATATCAGACTGGTGGTGATGGCGGTACGTATCATCAAATGTCTTACTTTGATATAACATCACCTGGAAACGCTACAGACTTTGGAGATATGTTGTATGAGACTCAAAACTCATGTGCATTTAGCAATGGAACTAGAGGAGTAGTTTCTGGTGGATCTGTAACAAAAGAAAATTATCAATATATTACTATAGCAACCACAGGAAACTCCCAAGATTTTGGTGATCTATACTATTCAAGATATTCTGCTGCAGGATTTAGTGATGGTACTTACGGCGTAACGGCTATGGGAATAGGTTATCTAACTAGTGGGGGTGTAACTACGGTTGCTAATACAAACGGAATTGAGTATGTTACGATAGCAACTCTAGGAAACGGTACAGACTTTGGAGATGCTACAGAGAATGGTAAAGGATGTGCAGGTGCTGCAAACAGTACATATGGTTTAATTGCTGGTGGTAATGCATCAGGCGTAGGAGGCTTCAGAGATACTGTTAGTTATATTACAATAGCTACACCAGGTAACGCTACAGATTTTGGCGATATGGATGATGGTAGAGAATACTTTGGAATGACAGGAAGTGCTACTAGAGTCTTGTATGTAGGGGGAGATACGTAATGGGTACTAGAACTAATGCAATAGGTTACGCTGCTTTTGATACACCAGGTAATGCTACCGATTTTGGAGACTTGAGTGCTGCTAGAAAAAGAATAACATCAACTAGTAACCTAACACGTGCTATAGTTAGCGCTGGTGGTAGCGAAGGTAGTGGTAATGGATACATGGTAAACACAATAGAATATGTTACTATAGATACCCCAGGAAATGCCACAGACTTTGGGGATATTGGAAATACTGGTTTTCAATCAATGAGTAGTACATCAGGATCAGCGTCATGAGTAAAGTTGAGATAACAAAGATAACAGACAGAATAGGAAATGGTTCACCTAACTTTACTAATGGCTTTACGATTGCAGGTGCTGATAGTGGGCTTTCAGGTTTTACTCATCACACAAATACTGATTCAGACGGTGACCCAACTAGTCCTGCTAATGGTGACACATGGTGGAACTCTGATACTAATGAGTACAAAGTATATGCTAACGGAGCGTGGCAGACTTTGATAGGTAGTGGTAGTGGCAGCACCCCTTCTAGATACGGAGCAAGAGGTATTCGTGCTGGTAAAGGAGGTAGTTCAACTGACGGTGATTCTATAGAGTATTACTCTATACCCACAGCAGGTAACGGTACAGATTTTGGAGATCTATCAGCTAGATCAGTAGGTCCAGCAGCAGCTTCTAATGGTAGTAGAGTAATTATCACTGCAGGAAATAATGGTACTGGTAGTAATACTATAAAAAATTCTATAGATTACATTACAACAGCAACTACTGGTAATGCTCAAGATTTTGGAGATTTAATTACTGCTAGATATTATCATGATACTTTAAGCGACTCTTCTAGGGCTGTTACTACTGGAGGAAGGTCAAGCGTTAGCGGATCTTTTGTTAAAATTAATGAAATGGAATATAATACTATAGATACACTTGGTAACGGTACGGACTTTGGAGATCTGAGTGGTACTATAGAGCGTTTGGCTGGATGGGCTAATGCCACTAGAGGTGTTATTATGGGAGGCACTACAGGTTCTAGACTAAACGAAATCCAATATATTACAATCGCAACCACAGGAAATACTACGGATTTTGGGGATCTTATAAGCCCTACAGAGCAACATGCAGGGGCAGGAGATGACACTAGAGCTATGACATTTACAGGAAGAAGTACTGACTCCTCAGAAACCTATGCAAGAACACCAAGGATGCAATATGTTACTATAGCTACTACTGGAAATGCTACAGACTTTGGTGACTTGACAGAACGAGGAGATCATCCTTCTGCAACTAGTGATGGAACCTACGCTTGTAGGCAAGGTGGTCAAGTAGGAACAGGTACATCTTTTAGTAATGTAATAGACAGAGTTACAATACAAACAACTGGAAATGCTACAGATCATGGAGACTTGGTTGTAGCCCATTTTCTTAGCGCAGGATCATCAGGAAACGCATCGTGATTGACAAAACTTGTTTAAATGCTATAATAACAAACTAAAACATAAGGATAGCATATGACCAAATCAAATGTAGTAACTAAACCTATAACATTCTCACTGCCTATAGAAGCATCTGATAATATAAATCAAGTAGCTGCAGCTAGAGTAGCAGAGAAGTTACCAGAAATAGACAAAGCTACTAGAGCTTTTGATCGTAACAACTCACAAACAACTTTGTCTATGATGACATTGACTATGCTCAATGGTCATTCGCCATACCGTATGCTACGACAGATTACTGCTGAAGTAGAGAAGCGTAAGATGGCTTTGTCAGAAGCACAAGTAAGTCACGCCAAGCAACGTGTTAAGATACTAGAGCTAGAGGGTGAAGACGATCCTGTATCTGAGGCAGAACTAAAGGCAGCACGTCATGGTCTTGTTATGATGGAGAACAAGATCAATGGTTCTATAAAAGATATTGCCACACTGATAGATAGCTACGAGAATATAAAAGCTAAGAATGACATTGATGAGTGGGATGAAGAAGCATTCGAAAGAGAAGAGAAGCGACACCATGTAAGACGTGGCTTCGAGCTTATGTATCGTAACTTGATGGATGGTGGCAGAGCATCAACATCTACTATAGAATACATGCAGCAGTATGGTGTACACCCACAGGTAGCTATGACTGAAGTATCTGGCTATCTAAAGTATACAGCACAAAGAATAGCTAACCATGAGTTATTACATTCTAATGATCTGGAAGAGTTTCTAGATAAGATGGCAGATAAATATTACCAGAATGCCGATAAGACAGCCGAAAGAATATTTGGTAAAGCAGACTTCATAAACCCTGAGTACATGCTAAGATTAGAGAAAGAGGAAAGCAAAGATGATACTTGAATACAAACTAGAGATGTCTCCTGGTGGAATGAAATGTCCTGACTGGGTAGAGGACGGTGGTTACTTTGTTAATGGTAACAGATATATAGGTTGGACACGTGACAATCCTGAATGGCATATACCCAGTACAGTTACAGTATTAACTGCTGCTGAGTTAGACACAAAGGTATTAGCTATGCATAGTGCTAGTACTTTTAAGAACGAAGATGATACAGACATGACCAACGCAGAAGTATCTGCTATGGTTACAGCTTGGGTGAATGCTCGAACATAAGGATTAGGTAGATGTTTGGGCATTATCCAGTTGCATCTGAGACTATCGCAGAAAGCGGTACAGTTGTTAATGCTAGTGTTACATTAGCTGCTGCAACTTCTACTGCAACTCTTAATGCCCTATCCTTATCTACTAACAATAACTTTCCTATTGCTTCTGTTGTTAGTACAACAACTTCTAATACTCTTGGATTATCTGTAGATTCAGCAGTATCTTTAACTGGTGTAATTTCATCTGGTGCTGTAGGTTCACTAGGATTTTTCCAAGCTAAAGAATTAACAGGTGTTGTTGGTACATCTTCTGTAGGAACTCTTACAGTAAGTACAGTAAATAATGTAGCCATAACAGGCGTTGAGGTTACTGCATCTTTAACTGCTGTAACACCTATAGATGATACTGCTGCCTCTCCTGATGGTGGTGTTCTAGGCTCACTAGAGTTAGGTACTATAACTGCAAAAGGGGTTACCAGCGCATTCCCCACAACTGTAGTAACTACTAGTAATATAAATAGTATCTCAGCTACAGGTACAGCAAATCCTGTTTTAGATACAATATCTCCTACTTTAGTTAATTCTACACTTGACTTTCAGGCAAAATCAAGTATAACATTAAGCAGTGTAACTTCTTCAACGTTTGTTGAACCTTTACCAACATTATTTGTAGACGCTACTGCTTTCCCAACTAGTGTGTTTGGGTTATTTAGTGTACAGATAGAAGACCCTACTGCTGTTGTATTTGACTATGAAGCTATTGCTTCTGCGCTAGTATACCGCAAAGAAAGCACAGTAATAATACTACCTGCAGGGTTAAATCAACCGCCTAGTACGATTACAATCCCTCCAGAAAATTTTACAGTAACTATAGAATCTGTAACTAGCAATTCTCAACCTAGCACTGTGTTTATACCAGCGCAAAATTTTACTGTAAGTATTGAGCCTTACAGAGATTTACCAAAAACCGTATTCATAACAAACTAAGGATTATGCAATGGCTTACAGATGGCCTGATAAAGACCCTGACGAGACAGCAGACTTCAGCGTAGATTGGTCAAGGTTTATACCTGATACTTCATTGTCTGCTGCTTCTTGGACAATTAAAGATGCCAGTGGTACTAAAGTATCTGTCAATAATGGTGATGTTGTTGATGGGCTACAGTTTATTACATCAACAATATCTGCTGCAACAAAAGTAGTTACTGCACGTTTTGCACTAGGAACAGTAAATAAAACTTATAGTACAAGCTGTTCTATAACAACAGGTAATGGTCTTACTTTTGAAAGATCTATCCAGTTGAGAATAAAAGAGAAGTAATATGGCATATGATTTTATAGGTTTAACTAATGATGTTAACAATCGCTTAAATGAAGTAGAGTTAACAACAGATAATTTTCCTACAGCAACAGGGTATTTTTCTTTTGCTAAAGATGCTGTCAATGCTGCAATAAGGCATATCAATCAAGAAGAGTTTCAGTGGCCTTGGAATCACGTAGAAGAGATTGAAATTCTTGCTCCAGGAACTGTAAGGTATTCATATCCTAACGATGCTAAAACTATAGATATGAATAGTGTTCGTATTAAAAGAGATGACAATCTTAACGTAGGTACTATTAGACTAAAGAACATGACCTATGAAGAGTGGTTAGAAAAGTATGTTGACTCAGAGTATAATACAGGTACAAGTAATAGATCGACACCTACACACATTGTAAGAACTCCTAGTAGAGAACTTATATGTTATCCCAATCCAGACAAAGCTTATGAGCTAGTGTATGAATACTACAGAACAGGGTATGACTTGGAACTCGCTACAGACGTTCCGTCTTTACCAGAACAATATCGTTTCTGTATTATTGATGGTGCTATGTATTATGTCTACCAATTTCGTGGTGATACACAAATGGCTGACATATCAAATCGAAAGTTTCAAGACGGTATAAAGTACTTGAGAAGCTTAAACATAAATCGTATGGATTACATACGTGATACAAGAGTACATTTCTAATGCCAACACAATGGAATACTTTTCCTGTAGAGTTTAAGGGTGGATTAATCTCTAACCTGTCTCCTTTGCAACAGGGTATAAATGCAATCGGCTCTGCTACAATATTACAAAACATGGAGGCAGACAGACAGGGTGGCTATACTAAGATAAGAGGCTATGAAAAGTTTAGCACCACGCAAGTTCCTGGGTATGGTAAGATTGAAGCTATGCATGTCATATCAGGAGGACGTGTTGTTGTAGCCAGAAAGCTAGACTCTAATACTATCACAGCCTTACAAGCAACTGCTAATGTAAATGGAGCTACTACTTCTTCTACGGCTGTAGTTCTTGACGGTAACAATAATACTATAGAGCAAGGTATGGTTGTTACAGGTTCAGGTATATCAGGTACTGTGACCGTTGCAACCGTGACAGACCAGAACAATATAGTTCTTTCTTCTGTTCAAACATTATCAGACGATACTGCTCTTACTTTTCAAAAGGTAGGTCTTCAGGACGCAGATATAAACCATACAGCGTATTATGTAGGTACAGGAACTACATGGACACATATGGCTACCACTGCAGACATAGGTGGTGGAAAAGCTAAAAAGGCTGCATTTAATTTTTCTGGAGATGACAAGGTTGTATTCGTAGATGGACAAGACTACCCAGGGATATACAACTCGAATGGCAATACCATGTCATTTCTTACGGCATCTAGCCCTAATATAAATACAGATGTACAGGGTGCAGAATTAGTTGTTGTATTTAAGGAAACAACATTCTATTCAAAAGGTAGCCAAATATATTTCACTGCACCTAACACTGTTGATGATTTTTCTACAGGTAATGGCGCTGGTAGTTTATTTGTTGGTAATGATGTAACTGGTATGGTTGTCTTTCGTGACCAATTAATTATATTTACTAGTGACAGTATAAAAAGACTAACAGGAAATACATCTTCTGACTTTAGAATAACTCCAATAACAAACAAGATAGGTTGTATAAACGCAGATACTATACAGGAATTTGGTGGTGATATTATGTATCTATCACCTGATGGTATCAGACTTTTAAGTGCTACAGATCGTATCGGTGACTTTGGATTAGACGTTGCGTCTGATAAGATAAATAAAGACGCAGATGACTTTTTAAGATCGACACCAATATATTCTTCTGTTATACTTAGAGAGAAAGGTCAGTATAGGATCTTTGCGTATATAGAATCCATTGATGATGACGTTGCACAAGGTTTAGTAGCAACAAAGTTTATAGCACAGGGTGCTGAAGGTATTGAGTGGTCATCAACAAAAGGTATAAAAGCTTATATAGCTGACAGTGTTTATTCTGGTACGTCTGAGGCTATCATGTTTGCAAACAGTGATGGCTATGTTTATGAGATGGAAAAGACTAATGGGTTTGATGGTAGTAATATAGAGACTATACTAGAAACTCCATATATGCCAATAACAGATTCAGAAAAAAGAAAGACAGCATACAAGCTAACTTTATATGCAGATCCTACAGGACAAATGGCTCTCAAGTTTAGGTTACTGTTTAACCTTGATTCAGGAGATGATACCAGAATATTACAACCAGATGAAATTGATGTAGGCTCTTTGTCTGGTGGTGGTGGTATCTTTTTATACGGTGCAGCTACATCATTGTATGGCGGTACAGGAACAGATGCAGCTAAGTTTGGTAGTAAAGTAAAAAGAATATACAATGAAAACTTAATTGGTTCGTTTCACACAGTTGCTATGAGAATAACAAGTAACGACACTAACCCACCCTTCACATTGGACACAGCAGTATTACAATATAGAGAGAATGATAGGCAATAATTATGGCAGGATATACACGTCAAGCGACAGCTAACATAGTTACAGGTGCAGTTATTGATGCTGCAGACTTTAACGCAGAGTACAACGCTCTTGAAGCAGCTTTCAATGGTTCTACTGGACACACCCACGATGGTACTACAGGCAATGGTCCACCTATTGAAAGCGTAGGACCAGCTAATGATTTAGTTGTTACCTCTACTGTTGTTAGGGCAAAGACAGACGATACCTACGATCTAGGCACATCTACGATTGAATGGAAAGACGGTTTCTTTGATGGAACATTAAGGACAGATATACTTGCTGTAGATGAAACCTCTACCTTTACAGGCAATGTAACAACTGTAGCTGATGTTTCTATTGGTGGTAATCTTAGTGTCACAGGTAATGCTACTATTAGCGGTAACTTAACTTTTGGAGATGCCTCTACAGATAGCGTTACGTTTGGTGCTGACATTGACAGTAACATTATACCAGACGATGACGATACATATGACCTGGGGGCTGTAGGAAAAGAGTGGCGTGATTTATATATTGATGGTACAGCTAACATAGATAGCTTAGTAGCTGACACAGCAGACATCAATGGTGGTACTATTGATAATACCACTATAGGTGGCACAGTTGCTGCTGCTGGTAGTTTTACAACATTAGGTGCTAGTAATGGTATAACAGGCAATCTGACTGGTGATGTCACAGGTGCAGTAACTGGTAACGTTACAGGAAATGTCACAGGTAACTTGACAGGGAATGTCACAGGAGATGTCACAGGTGACACTGCAGGTACACACACTGGCCCTGTAACAGGTGCAGTAACTGGTAACGTTACAGGTAATTTAACAGGTAACGTCACAGGTAATGTAACTGGTACTGTTTCAGATATATCTAACCACAGCACAACAGACTTAGCAGAGGGAAATAATTTATACTTTACAGATGCTAGAGCGCAAGCAGCTATATCTGCAGGTGAAGGTATAGACATAACTTCTGGTACAATAGCTGGTGAAGATGCATCAACAACTAACAAAGGTATTGCATCATTCAGTTCTACAGACTTCAGTGTGTCTTCGGGTGCTGTATCTTTGAAGGATGAAAGCATACAAGACATTGTAGGTGCAATGGTAGGTAGTAATACAGAAACTAATATATCTGTAACTTATGATGATACTAATGGTAAATTAAACTTTGCTGCAGATAACACAGAATACACTGCAGGAGGCAACTACGGCTTAACCTTATCGGGTACAGAATTTAGACTAGAGGATGATCGTAGGAGAAACTCTAATACTGTTGATATTTACAGTGGTAATACACACGACTACACTTTCTATGATGCATCTGTAGGTATTCGTTGGTATGCTGCTGGTACAGAGGAAATGAGGCTTGCAAACGGTGGTGACCTGCACGTAGATGGAAACATCACTGCATACTCAGGTACTGTACCTTCTGATAAAAGACTAAAGCATGACATACAGAAGATAGACAATGCCTTAGATAAAGTATCTCAAATCAATGGTTATACATTTACTTATAACAACAAAGATGGAAAGCAATCTGCAGGTGTGATAGCACAGGAGATAGAGAAAGTATTACCTAGTGCGGTAGATAATAAATCACTTGTATTCCATAGTGAATCTGATGTAGAATACAAAACAGTACAGTATGATCAGTTACATGGTTTACTCATAGAAGCAATCAAAGAACTTAAAGCTGAAATAGAGGAGCTAAAAGGTGGCTCTACAGACTAGTGGTGCTATAAGTCTAAATGATATTCATGTAGAGGCAGGTGGTACTTCAGGTAGTCAGGCCAGCATGAACGACACCGATATTAGAGGTCTTACTGCTGCTGCAGGAAGAACAATTAACTCTACTTCAGGTGGGGCTACAGATTTTTCAGACTACTATGGTGCGACTTCTGAAACAGAATTAGATCTGCCAAGTAGTGGAACTAATATAAATGGTCAAAGTCAGCTACAAGAAATTACAGCATCTACTTATGTAAGCTCTGGTGGTACTCTAGTTATACCTTCCTCGCTATGGATATGGTCAGATGACAGAACAACAGCAGCATTAGTTGTTGACATACCTTGTACTATTAAGAACTATGGTAAGATTATAGGTAAAGGTGGACAAGGTGGTTCAGGTTTACGCATAAAGAATTTACCACACCCTGCTCCTGGCAGTGGTAATTATAACTCAGGTTACAGTACTACGGACTTAGGTACTGGCTCAGACGGTGGCCCTGCTATCAAGATTAACTCAGGGGTAAGTAATGTAACTATTCAGAATATGTCTGGTGGCTACATTGCTGGTGGCGGTGGAGGCGGTGGTTCTTCACACGTTGAGCCTAACAATACTGGAGCAGGTGGCGGTGGTGGTGCAGGTGGCGCAGACGGTGGCGCTAGACATGGCCCTGGTGGATTGTATTCTACATCAGGTAGTGGTTGGCCTAATTACACCACACAAGGACCACAATATTCTGACTTTGGTATAACAGGAACAAACAATGGCAATGGACCTTCTATAGGTTTTGGTGGTGAACTAAACGAAAGAGGTTGGAAAATTAGTACATCACTCCACTCAGGTGGTGGGTACTACGTTTGGTCAAAGAATTATACATATGGTGGTAATGCTGGTGGCCCAGGAGCAGCGTCAGCAGGAGAAGATTCAGGTTCACCATCAGGAAATGCTGGTGGTAGAATACTTCCAGGTGCTAGGGTAAACTCCCCACCCTATGGGTCAAATACTACTGTTTGTTATGGTGGCGCAGGAGGTGAAGCTGGAGGTAATGGAAACTCTACTGGCGGTCACTCAGGTTCATCTGGTGGTGGCGGTGGCTGGGGTTCAGCAGGAGGCAGAGGACATAGAGGTGCTTCTGTATCTACACAGTGTCAGGGCGGTGATGCAGGTAAAGCGGTAGATGATAGTGGTGTTTCATATACGCTAAGTAATAGTGGTACAATTTATGGCGGTACGTAATGAGTAGATATATTTATGCTGAAGTTGCATACGAAACAATAGAAGAAGTTGAAGCTGCAGTTACTGCTATGAAAGCTCGACTCGATAATAATCCAACTGATTGGTGTGTGGTCAAAGGAGCTACTACTCCAGTAACAGTAAATGGTATTGTAGGTTACCAATATGGAGATCCGTTAAGTGATGCAGATATAAACGGATTAAGTAGTTCTGATACTATATATAATGCTTTTTCAATCAATGATGGCTATAATTTTACAGAACTAGCAGAAAGCGGTGTTGCTGCAAAAGTAAGATTAATGAGAGCATCTTATGCAAACTGGTTGAACGTTACTAAATACTTAGACACTCAGGTAGAAGAAGGTGAACAGTTTATTGTACATGAAGTGACAAACGAAGATATGTCTTCTTATGTTATTTACGAGTAGTGGAGTCACAGTATAATGCCTTTACCAAGTAGTGGCAACCCTATAAGTTTAAATCAAATGCATGTAGAGGTAGGTGGCACTACAGAAACATCTGTCACTATAAATGATTCTGATATCAGAGGCTTAATAGGTAAAGCTGATGGAGCATCCAACGCCTTTAGCGAATACTTTGGTGCATCAGCTAACGTTGACTTACCTGTACCTGACAGTGGCACAAACATAAATGGACAAAGCCAGTTGCAAGAGATAACAGTTTCAAATTATATAAACTCTGGTGGCACACTTACTATACCGTCTTCTATGTGGATATGGTCAGATAGCACTTCAACTGCAGCACTAACAATAGATATTCCTTGTACTATTATAAACAATGGTAAAATTATAGGTAAAGGTGGCGGCGGTGGAGGTACTACCAACGTAAGCATAACAGCCCCAACAGCAGCACAAAATGTAGGTGGAGCAGGTGGCAATGCTATCAAGATTAATTTAAATGTTTCTAATGTTACTATTCAGAATAACTCTGGCGCATACATAGCTGGTGGTGGAGGCGGTGGAGGCGGTGCTTCTACTGGCCCCTTACATAGTGACAGCGACTATTACACCAAAGCTGGTGGTGGCGGTGGTTCAGGTGGCGGCGCAGGTAAATCCAGTTATAGAAAGAACAATGATCTGTTTCTTGCAGGTGGTACTGGTGGAATACTAAATGCTTCTGGCGGTAGTGGTGGTGTATCAGGAGGTACAGCAGCAACAGGTGGAGGTACTGGAGGCGGCGGCGGTTTTTCTGTTTCAGCCAATGCAAGCTTTGGACGTGCTGGAGGCGGCGGTGGTGGAGGCCGTATACTTACAGGCACAGGCGGTAGTGGTGCTATAGATGGTGGAAGCGGTTCTACTCTAGTAGGTGGCGCAGGTGGTGGCGGCAATAATGCAGGAAGTGGAGGCACTAACGGTGGTTTTGGTGGCGTTCATGGCGGCGGTGGCGGTGGCTGGGGTGCTGCTGGTGCTAATGGTGGTGGCGGCACTAATGGCGCAGGTGGTGCAGCAGGTAAAGCTGTAGAAGATACTGGCAACACTTATACTCTAACAAATAGCGGAACAATCTACGGAGCTACAACGTAATGACACCTGAAGAATTAGAAGATATGTTAGATCGTGCAGCCAAGCGTGGAGCAGCAGCAGCATTGCGTGAAGTGGGATTACACGATGATGATGCACGTAAAGATATAATTGAGATGCGTAACTTATTAGAAACATGGCGTGACACACGCAGAGGTGTATGGTCTACCATAGTAAAGATGTCAACCGTAGCAGTAATAACATTCATTGCAGCATCATTGTGGATGCAAATAGGGAAATAAGAAATGGCTAATAAATTTGCAGGGTTTAAGCCTGAGACACTAACAAAAAAGATACTACCAGCGCTGGGCTATAATGGACCTACTGATGAAAAATCTATAAATATGTTTTTAGCTGCTAACCCTGCTGCTGCAGCTAAGATGGGTAAGTATACCATGACAGCAATGCAGATGGTAGAAGGTAAGCCCATGAGAGGCTTCGCCCCAGGAGGATACACAAATAAAGGTAAAAAACGCACAGGTTTTGATGGAGGAACTACGCCTGAAGATATGGGTATCAAGCGTACCGTAGTAGATACACGCAACCCTATACAAAAGATGCATGATGAAAGAGATAAAAACAGACAAGACAATATAGACAGGGGAGTAGATCCAGGTGCAGGAATTACTGCAGGACAGCACCAAGCAGGTATACGTGAATTTAGTAAAAGCATAGGAACACAAGATGATAACAAACCTGCTGCCAATACTCAACCAGCAACTAATACTACTACAAACACAACTGCAACGGATACAACAACTACAGAGAATAACGATATGAGCAATACGTATGAAAGAGATCCTAATGCACCCTTAACAGGAAGTCAGTCTACTAAACAAATACAAACAGATCCGACTGCAATGGTAACTACTGCAAAAGTAGTAGCTGATCAGGGTGAGGGTACAGAGATAGCAGAAGGAACAGGGCAGCTAGGCAATACACACCAAGCAACGCAAACTATGGCAGATGCACAGCAAGCAAATGCTCCTGATTCAATACAAGCTCAAACAATGGATGCTAGTAAAACTGCTGGTGCAGTAAGGGATGCTACTAGTGGAATGCAAGCAGCACAAGGAGAGGTAAGCCAACAGGCTCAAGTAGAAGCTGCTCAAATAGATCCCATGAAAGCTTCTTCTTTAGGATTAGAGGCAGCACAATTAGGACAGGCACAAACAGTAGATGCCCCTGACGATCTAAGAGTAACACAGGATCAGCTTGTTGATGGTAGCTCTGTAGATCAGAAACAAGTAGAAGAAACACTAGCCCTATCCCAAGCAGCATCTGTACAAGATGAACTTGGTGATCTTATGCAGGACTTTGAAGGTGGGAACACACCTCCTTGGGCTGCAGGAGCTATGAGGGCAGCTAACGCAGCAATGGCTGCACGTGGTTTATCTTCATCAAGCATGGCAGGTATGGCTGTAGTACAGGCTGCTATGGAATCAGCGCTACCTATTGCACAGATGGACGCAGCCAACAAGCAACAAATGGCTATGGCTAAAGCAGAGCAACGTGCTAAGTTTATGGGTATGGAGTTTGATCAGAACTTCCAAGCTAAAGTAAAGAATGCTGCACGTATATCTGAGATAGCTAACATAAACTTTAGTGCAGACCAACAGGTAGCTTTAGAAAATGCTAAGATGGCACAAACTGTAGACTTAGCTAACTTATCTAACAGGCAAGCTAAAGTTATGGCTGATGCTGCTACGTTGTCACAGATGGATATGGCTAATCTAAACAATAGACAGCAAGCACAAGTACAGAATGCAAAAGCTTTCTTAGACATGGATATGGCAAACCTAAGTAACGAGCAAGCTACTACAACATTTAAACATCAAGCCGTAGTAAACTCTTTGTTCACTGATACTGCTGCTGACAATGCAGCTAAACAGTTCAATGCTACTTCCCAAATGCAGACAGATCAATTCTTTGCAAGCCTATCTACTCAGGTAGAACAGTTCAACACTGAGCAAGCTAATGGTATGGCACGTTTCAATGCAGGGGAAGCTAATGCTTTATCTCAATACAACACAGGCTTACAAAACCAGCGTGATCAGTTCAACGCAAACAATCATTTGGTTGTGGCACAGGCTAACGCTCAGTGGGCGCAATCTATAACTACTGCAGAGAATGCAGCACAGAACCAAGCTAATAGAGATGCAGCTATGACAGCTAACAACTTGACAAGAGCAGCGTATGATGCTGTTCTACAACAAGAAAGAGACATAATGGGTTGGGCATGGCGTTCTGCAGAGAGTGCATTAGACAGAGATAACGCAATAGCTACAGCCAAAATTAGTTCAGATGGAAAAGGTCAAGATGTATTTGAAGCTGGTCTTGGTAGTTTTGTTGGTAAGCTCACCGACAAAGCAATGGAAACAATATTCTTCTAGTATAGGTATAACAATGGCAACATACGATCCTCGACAAACATTCAAAGCTCAAGAGCTATCCTTTAGCAGAGCAGCAGGAACACAGACAAGTAAACAGCAAGGACTGTCTGTTGGCGCTGGTACTCCTAATAATAATAGGGGTAGCACATACGATGAAGTACCTCAAGTAATAACAAGCAGCCCCTTGCCAGGATTGGGTTCTCGTACTGAAAAGGAAGACAAGAAAGAAAAAACATTTACTGAAAAGGTGTATGACTTTTTTGTAGGTGCTGGTGCTGATGTAACAGAACCAGAAAAAGATTTTTATGCTATGCCTGTCTATGAAAGTCCTATGTTTAAGATACCTACTGTACCTGAAGTTACAGAGCAAGGAATAGTAGATCCGTTTGATCAGTTCAATGTAAATCCTTTTAAGTTTGGTGGGTATGACGATACTAGGGATGCAGCACCACAGGTTACTCAAACACAAGACCCTGATATGAATGATCCACGCAGAGGATTAATGGCTCCTCCTACAATGGATCAACCTTCTACACCAGAAGCGCTAACAGGAATACCTAGAGGACTAGCTCTTGGCAATGCTACTCCTACAAAATCTTATAGAATAAAGGATGGAGATACTCTATCTGAGATTGCTAAAGATAATAATACTACTGTAAAAGCTATAATGGATCTTAACGCTGAGATAGAAGAAGCAGATGTTATAGATGCTGGTGATACTATACAGTTACCTTTGTCTGCCACACAAGCAGCATTACGTGGAGGTTTTGATAGAGACAAAGAAGGTGAGGGCGTTGAAGTTGCTGGTGCTTATCCTCTAGCTAACGCACTTATGCCTAAATTGACAGATCCTTTGACAGATTTTCAAAAAAGTATAGGAAAGTTTGGCGAAGGTGATCATGGCAGCACCCCAGTATTTACAAAGGATGCAGCAGAAGCAGGTAAGCCTGACAGTGAAAAGTCACTAGATATAGGTTACGGACATAAGATTATAAGAGGCGGTGAGGAAGATACATCTGGAGAAATATATGGAATTAAATATAAGAACGAAGATGGATCATACATACCTTTAACTGATGCACAAAAACTAACTATACTTAGAAAAGACTTTGAAAAGAATACAAAACTAGCTCTTGATAATGGCTGGAACAAAAAGCTAAAAGACAAAGGATCTTCTTGGGATCTATTAGATAAGAAATATAAAAATGCTTTAACGTCTTTGGCTATGAATGTAGGAGGTGCAAAGGCAGGAGATGATTGGACTAAGGTTTTAGATGCTGCTATAGCTGAAGATCCTGTAGCTTTTGCAAAAGAGTTAAGAAGAAAATCTGCAGGAGAGTATACGAAAGGTATGGATAATAGGGTAATGAAAGAGCTATACTATGCAGGTATCATTACAAATAGGAGCGAGGTACAATCAGTCTTACCAAAAGCAAATATGGGATCAGGAGTACCTAATTAAATGTTTGGATTACCACTAGAATTAATAACCATGCTTGGCTCTACCGTACTAGGTGGAGTGATGTCCATATGGGGGCAGAGCATGAAGATGAAACAAGAGCAGAACAAGATGCTCATGGAACGTGCCAACGCTAATGCAAGCTTTGCAGCAGAAGCACGTAACGCTGGAAAGAACGACAAACACTTTGCATGGACAAGAAGACTTATTGCATTATCTGCAGTATTTGCTATAATAGTGTTGCCAAAGTTGGTTGCTGTGTTCTACCCAGAAGTAGGTGTGTACGTAGGCTACACTGAGATACAGGTAGGCTTCCTTGACTTTATCTTCGGACCAGGCGAAGAAGTAATTAAGTGGAAGTATGCACAAGGATTTGTAATAACACCACTAGATACACACATTGTATCAGCTATCGTAGGCTTATACTTTGGTGCAGGATTTACTAAGTAGGAAAACATTATGGCTATATCCCCCTTCGATAGACCTATCCCAGGTCAGTCTCTAACAGACGAACCTCGTAATAACCCTTGGGAAAACCCACCACAAATGGCAGACCTAGAAGAGGTTACGAAGTACTACATTAACAGACTAGCTAACCAAGATGTGATAGACGATCTAGCTGTGTTGATGCAAGTAGGTGTACCTCTCAAGCCTGTAGTAGAAAGTATAACTACATCAGGTGTGATGCGTGGTTTGCATACAGTAGATGTAAGTATGAATGTCAGCCCTATCATACACCAGTTCTTGAAGCAAGCTATAGAAGCTCAAGGTGTTACTGTAGATGATGATGGGCGTGACTATCAGAAAGAGTCAGAAGACAGGGAGTTAGCAAGATTTAGATTGATGGCTGCTAAGTATCTTAATGAGAATCCTGACGATAAGGGAGATCCAGGAAAGCAGTTACTATCAGAGATAGTTGAGGGCGAGGAGCCAGAGGAAGAAGTAACACCAGAAGAAAAGCCACAAGGCTTAATGGCGAAGGGTTAATAAGATGGCATTTAATTGGAAAACATTTGCTGGTAGCTTTTTATCAGAACTATCTGAGGGCATAGAAGAACGTGAAGACGAAGCCAAGGAGTTTGCTGAGAAAGAAGAAGCAAAAGCACAAAGAAACTTTAGCCTTGTACAAGAACGTACTGCTAAAGCACAAGAGGCTGCTCGTATAGGAGAACAGGCTATGGCTTTAGGTGCTAGTAAAGAGCAAGTAATAAATGCTATGTCTACTGGTACTGCAGGTGTAGTTAACTTACTACAAAAACTACAGGCTATACACGCTTCACAAAAGCTACGGCCTGGGCAAAAGATTAGTCAAGCAGATATAGAGCTAGGAATATCTATGCCTACTTCTGTTAATGTAGATCCTAACTTAATTAGCATGGATCTAGAAAGCCTAGCCAAGAAAGCATACGGAGCAGTAGCGCCTGAAAGAAGTTATGAGTCTCCTGCTGATTCTAGTACTATGAGAAGCTTGTTTGGTTTCGATGCTAAAGATAGAGTAAAGAGAAAGCTAGAACAAGATTCATTCATGGGAGATATGTCAATAGCAGACATAAACTTTTTAGCAGAGCAAGGCGAGTTTCAAGAACTTGTACCCAACGCAGTGATGAACTTTGCAGATCTACCTAGATATGATTCTGATGCCAAGTATGAATTTGCTACAACCTTGACAGAGAATATAGTCAATGCAGTAGAAGCAAGAGAAGATGAAATAAAAGCACTAAGGATAACTGATCCAGAAGCAGCAACCAAGCTTAGAAAGCAGATACAAATGAACACAGCAGATATGCTATTCAGAAAAGCTGCTGGTAACTATGGTCAAATGGGTTTCTTTGATGATCCTACAACTAAAGAGATTATCATAAAGACAATGGACGTACCAGGAACGGAAGCAAATGAAGGATTAGATTATTATAATTCATTACTAGCAGAAACTTTTCCAGAAAGAGTAGAAGAGGAAACCATTGAACCAGACACTACCAAAGAAACTAAAAAGAAAGACCCCGAAGAGGAAACGCCCCTTGAACCAGTTGAAGAAGAAGCGCTACTTACAAAAGAAAGAATTGAAAAAAATGTATACTACCGTGATGACGAGGGGAATGTCGTAAAGGGAGTACCTCCTAGACCGACAAGAGAACTTTCTACTTTATTCTTTGGACAAGGTATGGGAGGTGATGATATAGAAGCAATACTAAAAGGTGAAATGCCTGTGCCTAAATACCTAAGACCAGGCCAATGGGATGAGTTGTTTGGCGATACACATAATCCAGATGGTAGCCCTAAAAAATTAAAAGGTGAATAATGAGTAGCTGGGATGCATATATGAAAGACTTCTACGAGGGGTCTAGTGCGATTTCTTCAAACACTAGATCACGTAGTGCAGAGCCTATCTTTTCAGGTGATGCTTTAAGTAAAGACGATCTTAAACAACAGCAATACCTAGACTCTATCAGAGACTACATGATAGACAGGAAGGGTGTAGACTACGCAGATCTAGATGCTGAAACAGTAGTTGATGATTTCGTACAGCACATGAGATACTTCAATGCAAACACTTTCTCTACTGCTGCAGAGGCAAGGTTTATTAGTAAAGCTGATGACTTAAAGAAAGATAATGCTAGAAAAGCGTACACTATCTATGACAACCTTGGTAATGTGTTTCAAAATGACGGTGTGTTTGGTGCTGTAGATGGTGTAAAAGATTATGTCTTTGCTGCAGCTAAAGATCCAACAAACTATATAGGTCTAGCTACTGGTGGTATAGGACGTGCAGCAGCAGCAGGTGTTAGTGTAACAGGTAAGAAGACTGTAAGAGAAGCAGTAAAGAGAGCAGCACAGGAAGCTGCACTAGGTGGTGCAGGGCGTGAAGCAGCCAAGCAAGCTGGTATCAAAGCAGGAGAGATTGCTGCAAAGAAATCCATAGCCAGAGGTGCAAGCAGTAAGGCTGCAGATAAAGCAGCAGAACAAGTAGCTCAACGTGTAGCAAAAGAAAACCGTAGAGCCTTGGCAAAGAAAGCTGCAAACGCCAAGCAGAAAGAACTATTCGAAACCAACGCTACTAAATCTTTATATGCTACAACAGGATTAGATGCCACCTTTGCTGTAATGAATGATGTCATGGCACAGAATACTTTACTAACAGCAGGATCACAAGAGAAGTATAGTTTGTTACAGACAGGCTTCTCCTCTTTGCTTGGTGGTGTAGCAGGTGCAGCACAGCTAGGCTTTGGTAAGTTTCGTGGTGCTTCTAACTTAGCTGAAGATGTAGATGATAAGCTATCAAATATTACAAATCTAATAATAGAAGATGCTGCTCCTATCTTGAGCAAAGGTGCAACTAAAGAAGCAGAAGAAGTATTTATACAGAAGTCTGAAGACTGGATTACCAAAGTAGCTTCTGGTTCTTTGATGTCAGCAGAACGTATGCCAGCTAATCTAGTTCGCAGTATTGTATTTGGTGACGATGGTACTAGTGGTCTGTCTAAGATATTTAAAGAGAACAATATCAAGTTTACCAGAAAAGATACGATCTCTGATGTTATGACAAATGTTGTACGTAACATGGATGATGAAGCTATTGAGAAGATAAACAAGAAATTAGAGATAGCAGGTTTTACCATTGGCGACTTAGCAGGTAGTCAAGCTAGAGCAAGTGACTTGCTTGCAGGTAAGATTAGTGATGCAGCTTCTACAATGAACGTTATGTCTCAGCTACGTAGAACACTAGACACAACAATAGTAGCGTCACAAGATGCTATACAGGCTACGTTAAATAGTGCTGAGTCTAAAGAAGCAGTAGGGCAAGAACTAAAAAGAGCAGAGGCTCTAAGGTATGGACAGTCTGTGTGGAAACGGATGCTTGTATCATCTACCTCAACAACAGCCGTTAACGTATTCGGCTTTGGTCAATTCTACATGGGTCAGACATTGGCTGATCTAGCTAACTCTGGATTACTTGGGGCTAAAGGTTTAGCTCAAATGTATATCAATCCTAAAGAAGCTAGTAGAACGTTCAGACAAATGAGAGCATTGACTATGATACAAGGACAGAAGTTGCGTAACCTTCTAGATCCTTACACTACTCACGATGCATACATGAAGTTCTTAGGAGAGAACAAAGACATACAAAAGATATTGTTTGAAACTTACGCAGGTGGTGTAGAATCTACAGCTAACAGGTTTGGTATAAACCCAGATGGTACTGCAATCAAATGGACAGAAGCTGTAGCTAATGCATCTGCACGTATCAGTGGCGTAAAAGTACAAGACAGCTTTACTAAGTCTCAGATGTTTATGACTGAGATGGATAAGTATCTACGTATGAATAAAGATACTACACTAGCAAAAGCTTTGAATGATGACAGTATAGAAATAGGAGAGGATGTAATACAAGCTGCACTAGATGGTACGCTAAAGTCTGTGTACGCTAAAGACTACACAACAGATGATCAGCTATTGAAAGGTGTAGCTAAGTTAGTGGAGAATGCATCTAATACTCCAGGCATAGGTTTCATTATACCTTTTGGTAGGTTCATGAACAACGTTGTCGCTACTGCATATCAGTGGTCACCATTTGCATCAATGACTATTGCTAAAGATTTTGTAAAAAGGAAAAAGCTTTTAGGTGGCACAGGTGAAGCTATCAGTATGAGTGAACAAGAAGCCATAGGTAGATTTATGGTAGGTTCTGCTGCTTACAAGATGGCTATGGAGTATGATGAAGAAAGGCAGAAGAAAGGTCTTGGTATATTTGAAGTAGACGCTGGCGCTGGTACTATCATAGATGCTAAGAATACATTCCCTCTATCTATCTTTCTAGCTGTTGGACGTGCTGGTAATCTAAAAAGGCAAGGTCAAGAGATACCTAAAGAGATATCAACAGAAGTATTAACACAGCTTGCTATAGGTCAGGTGTCTAGAGACATACAGTTTGGTAATGACTTACTAGCTGCAGCAGATACAATCATGAACTTTGATGAAGGACAGCGTGGTAGATCTATTGACGCATTCACTAGAGCAACAGGTAATGTAGTTGCAGGTGTGACAAGACCAGTAGATGCTGTGAATAAGTTGTGGGGTTTTGTTGCACAGAATGATGCAGGTAAAGATGTAAGACAAGCAGAAGGTATGAATGTCTTTACTCAGTCGGCTACTAAATATATAGACAACATACTAGAAACCTTTGTTGATAAAGTATCTGACACACCAGCAGAAGCATTAACAGGTAAAGAACTAAGAGTAGGACAGAGAGAAGGACAGATATATGATCCTAATCCTTTGGCTAGAATGTTTGGATTAACTGTGAAGCAAGGACGTACAGCCACAGAGAAAGCATATTCTATGGGTGATATGTTTCAATGGACTGCCTCAGAGAGAACAAAGATACCAGAGTATGATAGAATATTTAATAGCTTCCTAGCTCCTATTCTTGAAAGAGAAGTTACATCTTTAATGAGGAACAAAGCCTACATTAGAGGAGACTCGACAGACAAGAGAGAGATGCTAAGAGAGAAAGTATCTAATGTTAAGACAGCTATACGTCAACGCATGAGAGAAGGTTACATGGGGCCAGAGGCATCTAGGCTTGCGTTGATAACTAAGATAGAAGGAACTAAGAAGAAGTCTATAAGAAGAAAAGCTATGGAGATGGCTAAAGAACAGTTCGGCATAGAGGGTGCTGTAGAGGATCTTAACCACAGGGAGCTTGGTGTAGTGTTAGACTACATAGATTATCTGGAAGATATATACGATGAAGTAGGTAAACTATAAAGAGAAGGGGCCGCAACTAGCGGCCCTTTTCATTTCCAGTATAACAATAAGAATGTATCACAAGTATTACAACTAAAGTTACTAACTATGTAATCATCTTCTCCATCGTGGTCACCACCTTGTATCATTTCAGTGTCGCACTTAGGGCAGATTATCTTTCCTTTACGTTTTTCTTCCATCCACTTCTTGGCTTCACGTTCCAGTTTCTGCATAACTAAATAGATCCTGTATGGCAGGTTTTACCTGCTCTTTTTGTTTAGGTTGCTCTTCTTTTTTAGCTTCTGGTTCTACTATGACAGAACAAGTGTTTAATATATTTTTAGCCTGTTCAATACTTAACTTAAACCATTCACCTCTCTTCTCTTGTGCAACCTTACCTGCTGCTTTGTGCGCCTGTGCTTCTGCTTCACGTCTGTTGTTTGTCACAACCATATGCTCTACTTTGTAGTCTCTAAAAGGGCTACTAGTCTGATAGCCATTGCATCTATCGTCAGCATCTACAGCCATACCTATCTTAACCCACTCAGGCCAAGCAGGATTAGTTATAGCATACACGTATCCTTCTTTAATAGATTCTAATTTATACGTACCATCAAAAGCTGCATCACTAAAAGTTTTGTAGCGTCCAGGTTTGTATAGTGGATGTTTACGTGATATGTATTTACCATTTACATACATGGCAAGAGGATTATTTATAGGATTATTTTTTACGTTTCTTTTATCGTTCCACTTCTTCATATATTTCTTGTTGAAACAAGGCTTACATACTTTATGTGTACCTTTTTTAGCCCAAGATGGATTCCAGTTACCACCTTCACTTTTATATCCACCTACTAACTCTACATTACAATATTTACAATTAGGCATTATAACTCCTTTGGCATTTGTGTACACCATACCCAGTAGTCTGCTTTAAAATCGTAGTCAGGTTTGGTAGCATCTAATGTATCTCTACGTGCTTGTGCTGCTTCGTGGCACGACTCTACACTGGGATATAAGATGTTGTCACTCATAACCATTGGCTTACCATCAAATATAAACAGTGCTATTAAAACCCAAAAACCCATTACTTACTCCTATGTTATATCTACTACTTCACACACATCACCAGAGCAAGCAAAAGTTTGACTGGACTTAGTGTTATCTTCTTGTTCATACTCTGAAAGTTTACTCCAGTCAATAGTTTCTGGCATACATGACAATAACATTTCGTAGTCATGCTTACCACAGTCTTGGTATGGGGCTTGCTGATAGGTATGATCTGAGTGTGGTAAAAAAGACACACCTGACATCTCATCAAAGTGTTTATAGACAAAGGCTCCCACATCAAGCCATTCATCATCACGTACTGATATTGTTACACTAGGTTTATGCTCACACCAATGGCGTTGGTACATGAGCCATGTCTCTAGCTGCTCAATAGCAGTCATGTCGTTACGTGTTACAGCATCGTCTGGTGATTTGACAGGGAAGCTGAACACAGTTGTAGTGTCACCCTTGAATACACATGGTTCGTTAGGAACTTTCTGGTCTATCATAAACTGTGTGAGGGGATCTTTATTATCACCTCGTACAGTACGGATATAATATGGAGAGTGACGAGCATGTATACCACTGGCACTGTCAACGAGTTGTGAGACAGTACCCGAAGGCTTGACGCAGGTAATAGCAGCAGACTGAGGTATACCAAGCAACTCAGCATATTCAGCATTAGTATCCACTGCGATAGTTCGTAGTTCATTTAATGTTTTCTCCAAGTTAGAGTTGACTGCAGTCATCAATGGATTGTCCATGATACCTGTTAGTGATACACCTAAGAGTCTTTCTTCTTCTGTGTTTCTTTGCCAGACTTTACGTAGGTATGGAAATCTGGTGTAGGAAGATTGAATAGTGCCAAGAATCGTAGCCAACTTGACCTTACGCTTGAGCGTATCCAATGTGTCAGTTGCCCTAACAACAACCTCCGTAAGATTGCAGAACTGATACGGCCTAAGTATGATCTCACTGCAAGGATTAGTTCCAAACTCATGGTTGGGATCTCGCCTACCATATTTCTCAGCTTGTTTCTTAGATGCTTCACGATTAAATATACCTCTCTCACCAGACTTACTCTCTACCAGAGCAGTCCATTCTCGCATGAATGTTTCAATGTCAGGCTTCTCTGTGTAAGATACACTGTTGTTAGCTAATGCTCTGTGTGCTGCTGTTTCCCACCATTGTCCTGACTTAGCGTGACGCATACGATCATCACTAAGGTTAGACAGAGATATCATAGCACTACGTCTGACACCACCTACTACAACTATCTGACCTATGAAACACATCAAGTCGTGGCATTCCATAGAAGATAGCTTACGTCCTTGTGCCAACTTGAATGTTGTAACTGTGAAGTTGAACAACTCAACAAGAGGACCAGGACCACTGGCTCTACCGCCAAAAGTTTTTAGCCTAGCACCTGCAGGTCTAACCTTGGAAACATCCCACTTAGGTATCTCACCTGCCCACAGTAATGCTAGTAGTTGTCTGTATGCTTTAGCCCAACCCTCTTTGCTATCCTTAACAACGATGGTAGTCTCACTCTCAAACAACTCAGGTATTTCTGGTAGCTGCTGTATGAACTGACGCTCAACACTGAAGCCAACGCCTGTACCGCATAACAAGATAAACATAGCTTCATCGAATGACTTAGGGTCATCCACTGGTAGATAGCTACAGTTGTATCCTGCTGTATTATCTCTATCCAACGCAGCACCACTAGTCATCATGGCTCTCATGCTTGGCATAACTTCAAGTCCAAGTATGGCTTGTTCTATAGAATTAACCCATGAGTCGTTGCCTAGCTTTGGACGTACCACGTTATCAACGTAGCGTCCTACTGTCTCAGCCCATGACTCACGGCCTTTACCATCAATGTACTTTGCGTACCGTGATTGGTGTATAAAACTTTGATAGTCTGTCGGTAATAAGTTACTCATCTTTTCCTCCGTAGTCTCTAGTAAACACCCACACTGCTCCTACAATTACAAGAAACAATATGATCATAGCCATATAAATGTCTGTCATCTATTGTCACCGCTTCCTTTTATAGTTCCTCTCTCCTGTCTGCTCTTCAGCTTAGACAAGTTCTTCAACGCTACCTCTGCCATGTCTATCTCTAAGTCACGACACAGCGCAGCAATGTACCACAACACATCACCAATCTCTGCAGCTATAGCATCCTTGTTGAACGTACCATCACGCAACATCTTCTTGATCTTACCTTGGACTTCACCTGCTTCATTACCCAAGCCCAACGCAGGGTATATTATAGGGTCAGTATAGATAGCAGTCTTCACTGCTTCCTGTTGATAGTACCCCATGTCCATGATAGGGGATTGCATATCTGCAAAGTGATCTATGTCTTCTTGTGTTATCATTGTCTCTCCTTGACCATCAAATTGTGTATTCTAATATCATCTACATCATGCATAAGATTACTCACTAAGTCATGCACATCTTCTGTATGCCCTTCTTCATGAGCAGATAAAAAGTTATTCTGTTCATCAACTTCAATCATATATGTTACACTAAACTTACGTTTCATTTGTGCTTCTCTTTATATACCTCAATAAGTTTGTTTAAATACCACTGTGCCTTTTGCAAATCTTCTAGGCCACCCTTGTAGTCATACCTCCATACGTACTTCAGTATGTTGCCTTGTAAGTATCCTTCTTTGTTATGATTAGTTGCAGCAAGGATAGCATCAATACACTCTATACCTGCTTGATTGTAGTGTGGTGGATGATTTACCAAGTCACTCACTTTTACTTCCTTTAATTCATCTATGTCGCCAATGTCATCAAACAATTCTTCTATAGTAAACTCTTCTTGTTCGTGTTTGCTCATGCTTCACCCATTGTCTTTGTCCACTTGGTTAACTTGATTACGTTACCCTCTGTGGTATAATCCATTTCATCCTTGATTGCAAGCTCTGATTCAGCATACTGTTTAGGAAACATTTCCTTGAGCAACTCATGTCTGGCTTCTTCAAAGTACTCATACAAGTCAGGAAAATCTTCTATTACATTTATAGATGCTGCCATAGTTAAAGCTAAGTCCATAGCATTCCTAGTAGCAATAGGATGATTACTATTACCAAACAACAAACCTGTCTTTAGTTCTCCTGTCCAGTTACCTTCTGCATCTATGTCAGGCTTTATGATTATTGCAACTTCATTATCTTGTATCTCATGACTCATGAGGATCTCCTTTTCACTACGACACGCTGCACTTTCATACGCTTGCCCTTCTCTAATAACCAACCTTCAGGTATAACACGGTGCGCCCACTTGAAACCTTTTTGTTCACACCAGTCACAGTACCTAGACTTGGCTCCTTTATAAAGTCTTTGTTTAGCGTTGCTGAATACAAACCTGATGTCTAGCTTTGGATGCTGCCTCTGTATTTCTAAATGTTTGCGTCTATCTGCAGGACTAAATATTCCTTTAGTTTCTATTATTACTCCGTTGTCTAATTCAAAGTCTGGTGTGTATGTACGATAGCGTAGATCTTCCCACTCTATCTTTATCTTCTCATACTCTACCGTCCTCTGTCTAGTCTTTAAAAACGCAGCAGCCTCTTGTTCAAGACCGCTACGATATAACTTTTTGTTATGTCTACGTGGCAAGGCCATCACCTATAAATACATAGTCTACTTCAGGTGGATTCTTTGCTTTAGATACCCTTGATGGTAGCGTCTTTAAACCATCCCAACACTTATGCTTGTAGCTGCAAAACTTACATGCACTGTTGAGTACTAGGTTACCTGATTGCTTCTTAAAGTATGTCTCAGGTACAGGCTCAAAGCATCTCTTGAATGGTTCATCTTTCTCTATATAATTTACCGTATCTTGGATATCCTTTAACACTGCTTCACGATCAACGTCAGCCGCACTGATGTACTTAAACTCACCGTTGCCTTTGTTGACCACCCACCAACCACCTACCTCTTTTCCTGCGGCCTCTGAATAGCCGACTAACTGAGGTATGTAACCGAAGCCATCACCTTTAGATAAAGACTCGAATGAATCAAACTTGTTATTGTATGACCAAGGTGATGCAGACTTAACATCATCTATCTTGCCATCCATTTCCATGTCGTACTCACCGTTTATCTCCTGTCCATCTGGTAGCTTGAGTGTGACAGTATCATTATCTTTGAACTCAGCACCTGCTGCACGTAGTAATCCTTTGAACACAGCCTCAACAATATCACCAAGGATCATGTTCATCAGGAAGTGTGGAGGTAATGGTATCTTATCTTCAGGGTCATTCTTCTCAAACCACAACTGGCATGTAGGTCTGCCTATGTTAGACATACGTAGCTTGAACTCGTCACGTGGACCTGAGTTAAACTGTTTGTCCATAGCAGCCTTAACATCGGAGGCAACCTGAGTGGCTACCTCCTCTGTCATAGTAGCTTCACCAGACATAGCCTTTTGCAAAAAGCTAAAGACTTGTAGTTCAGCAGGGTGGTTCATTATGCATCCACCTCTACGAACTCATTGTCTAGTATCTCTTGTACCAAAGCTTCATCTTCATCAGAGTGTCCTTTAGCACGTTCATGGTGTAGGTCTAAGATCTTACCATTGCTATACTCAATAAGTTCTAAGAAGTCTTTGAGCATATCATTATCAACACTACTAATCTCCACAGGCTCACCCAGGGTAGCATGTATCTTACCAAACTTAGCACCAGTAGGTATGCTATCTTCGACACCCTCTAGTTTTATAGTAGATAAGATAGGTAGTAAGTTCTTCTTCTTTAGGTGACCCATCACACCATTGATACTCTTCAAGCTGTCACGGTTCTTGACATCTAATACAAATGGTACGGACTCTACTGCATCAACAGCTTCACCCTTCTCATTCATTGGGTTGTCCAGTGTGACTGTACCGTAGTAGACTACGACACGTTTGACTGAACGTATCACTTGCTTGGTAGCCTCGTCTAGTGAGTTGAAGTCTTCGATGTAACCAGTAGGTCTACCTAAGTTAAACCCACCAATGCTATCCTTCAAGTCACCGTTGAGAGTGTTAGACATCACAGACTTTTCCATCTCTTCAGTGTCACTATTCCAACGTTGCCACTGATTGCGTTGGGCAAAGACACGGACAGTTACACCTACACTGTAGACAATATCATCCCCTGTCTTGAGGGTGAATGCACCTACAGGTACTACCTCTGTCTTTATCATCTTACCATTGAGATCTACCTCACCCATGATAGGTTGATGAAGCATTCCCAAACGTGATATGCTTGGAGTATACTCAGTGCTAGGTGCAGAAGATACACCCATAAGTTCAGCCATTGATTGACCACGTTCTGTTGCTATTGCTAATTCATTACTCATTCTATATCCTTTTTATAGAGTCAAAGAGATCTTAGTTATACACTATATATCAACTGTGTCAAGCCAATTCTTTCCTATCTTTGCTTCTAAAAGCATAGGAACATTCATCTTTATACCATATGTCTCCTCTATTATATTGTTTAAGTCTTGGTTCATAGTCCAAACAAGAGACAACACTAAGTCTTTCTCGTCAGGATGTACATCTACTACCATAGAATCATGTACAGTGTTAACTAAACACGACTTCATATGTCGTAAACGTTCATGCATTTCATTGAGTACCACTGGCACTACATCACCAGTAGCAAAGCCCTGCACTGGATAGTTCTTTATCATTGTGAAGTGCGTTGGTACACCACTGCTACGTCTTGTCACATCAGGGAAAGCGTACTGTCTGCCTGATATGTTTGTTATCTTCATGAAGCGTAGTGCCTCGTCAGCTAAGTTCCTGTGCCAGTTAGCTATGCCTTTGTACTTTTCATTGAAGTGGGTGTAGTACGTTGCTTCAGCTTTTGTACGTCCATAACCGCTTGCTCCAAAGAGCGGTGCAAACGTGTGTTCTTTAGCTTCTTGACGTGATGTTGGTTGCCCTGCATCAGTAATAACTTTTGCTGTGTAAGCATGTACATCGAAACCAGTTGCAATCTCTCGCATCGCTGTTTCATCCTGTGCCAAGAACGCTGCTGTCCTAAATTCGAGTTGTGCAAAGTCGGCCTCCATTATTAATCCATTATCAAATCGTGATACAAATACTTTCTTTACTGGGAATGTACCTCCTCTTGGCATGTTTTGCATGTTGGGATTTCTTCCACTGAAACGTCCAGTGGCTGTAATATGCTGAGTAAGTCCAACGTGCAGGAATCCGTTTGCCTTAGTGTATGTCCGTATTCCGTTGACAAAAGCAGATAGATAAGAAGAGACAGCATTATGACGTTTAAGGTCAGAAAGGAAATTAAAAGCCTCGTCCATTCTATTGTTCTTAGCAGTTGAAGAAAGTACATCTAGTTCATCCTTTCCTGTGTTGAATCCATTAGCACTGACCCACTTCTTACTTGGTGCAGTAAAGCGTAGCCCTGCTATCTGTTTGCTATCCTTTAGTTTGTATCCTTGTGCATTACAATCTTTGCATTTATTCGGTCTAGCAAACTTTGTTCCATCTTTTTTAAGTCGGTATACTTTACCTTGCCCTTCGCAACTAGGGCAGGTGTATGCCTGTGTCCTGTAGATCGGTGAGGAGTTGGCTTTAACGGCATCCTTAAACTCTTCTTGTGTCGTAGTGAACTCGAAGAGATCAGCCCATTCTTTCTTGTCATGTACTCTTCTGCTGAATAATACCTGCGACTTCTGTTCAGGTGAACGTAGGTTGATCGGAGTATCCCCCATAACTTCCCTGACTTTCTTTTGCAGACGTGTTTCGATTTCAGCTTTCTCATTTTCAAACTCCTTTGCTACTCTTTCCAACTCTGGAAGATCGACTTTGAATCCTGCCATATAGATTTCTGTGAGGGTCTTGCAGGTGTTGAAGGTAACTCTTTTGATTGTACTAAGGGAGGCAGCTTCAGGCTTGGCGAAGTCTGCTTCTTGAGCGTGGAACAACTCACAAGTAGTAAGCAAGTCATGCTCAAGATAAAAGCAGAGTTCTTCCAACGGTATCTCGTTTGTGTTCTTACCTTCTTTGAAATACTTCTTGAGTGTATCATCCTTCTGTACCTTTAGTTGTCTACGTTCTGCACAAGCCTGGAGGCTTAGTCCGTTTCTCTGCCCACGATCTAAGATATACTCAGCAAGCATAGTGTCATAGATAGCACCGTCATACTTGAAGCCACATTCCCACAGCCACATTAAGTCGTGCTGTGCATTGTGCATGATAAGTAGATCAGTGTTGTCTAAGTTCCACTGTACCTCTAGTCTTTGAAAGCCTGTGAAGTCAGTAGCTTCATTGTGATCTAGTGTCTTGATAGTCAGGGTAGCTTTAGGATCATCAGCATCTAGCATACCCACCTGTACTAAATGATTGGTAGGTTCAAAGGGATCAAGGTGAACCTTATCGTCACGCTTAGTGACAGTGTTCTCTACGTCTAGCACTAGTCTCATGCTGAGTACACTGATCTTGAACCGTCAAGCACACAGGTAATCTTACCTTGATAGCCATTCAGTTTGTTCTTAGCTATGTTCAAGTATCTGATAGGGTCTTCCTCTTCTCCTTCTGCTTGCTGTGTTTTACCAATGAGTACCATCAGGTCAGCCTCTGCTGCCTTACCTGTCTTACTACCTTCCATCATAGCTTGGTTCAGGTCAGCCCTGCCCTCTGCTTCTGCTGATAGTTGAGACATCCATATCACAGCACAGTCATACTGCTTGGCTATGTTACGTGCATGGATAGCTGCTGCCTTGAGTGTAATGTCTGAACGTTCTGACTTGATGTCAGCAAACTTGTCACCCATGTCTAGTATAACTATGTCAGGCTTCTCGTACTTAACGACAGACTCTACCCAGTCCATGCCCTTGCCAGTACTATCCTTGAACTGTATGTTCTCAGACACAGGATGGTATCGCTTGGATGCTAGGGCTTTGTTGGTACGTACCTCAGTCATTGTCATGTTAGATGAAGCACTGATGTATCGTGCAGCCACACGTGTGTATGCTTCTTCATTACACAGTACAATACACTTAGCACCTTGATGTGCAAAGCCACCCTCTGCTGCTACAAGTGAGGCATGAAAGCTAGTCTTTCCAGTATTAGGACGAGCGCCAACCAGAATAAGATGACCACCACTGATACCCTCCACCCTACGAGCCAGACTGGATATATTGAATGCCCATTTCGAATCAAGTGCCGTTGCATCAAGTACAGTATCAAGACTATGATCATCCCACTCGACACGAAGATTTGGAGTAAAGTCATCTTTGTATTCCTCTAATAGTTTACGTAATGGTTCAAGGCTATTCTCTGCACCATTCACAAAGTCAAACCCCAGGTTAGCAACGAGGTCACCCACGTGCTGCTGAAACAACTGAGACAGTGTGTCCTCTGCTATCTCACCTTTGATAGGTTCAGCTAATTCTATACGCTTGAACAGATCTTCATATGCTGTACGTGTAGCGGTGGTCATGCTTGCATTGATACGATTGAACACCGCTTGCAAGTCAGATACATTGAAGTCATTGTCATATGTCTCCATCGCTGTATCCAATGCTTGCTTAATCTTACGTACATCCTTGCTAAAGATCTTATCAGGGCAACGTATCCCCTTGTGTTGATTGTAGAACTCTCTATCTAGTAGAGTCTTTATCAGTGCTAGTTCCATCATTGCTGTTTATCCTCGCTCTTTCCTCTGCTCTCGCTCTCTCTGCATCAGTGAATGATCTTATCTTTTCTACACACCTACCTGTCTCATAATTTACTATCACACCAGTGTTCCACTTAGCACGTTCCTCTTCCGCATCCTTCATGTTGTCAAACAACTTAGGCTTGGGAAAGTTCTCGAACACTGCACCCTCTGGTACATACATTATGTCTCCGTCTACGTCAATGGTTACTGCTAACTTCATTACATAACTCCTTTAGTTTGTCAATATCTTCTTCCATCTTATACTTTATATCATCTAGTAAGTTCATAGCTGTGGTCTTGTTACCTGTCCACAACTCTATCTCTCTGCGATACTCAACTGTCTTACCAATAGCATCAGGGTCAAGGGCTATGATAACTCTGTTGTACTCTTGTATCTTTTCCATATGTTTAGGACTCAGGCTTGTGCCTAGTATAGCCATAGCTGTAATGTATGGTACTTCTTGGGTAGCTATGATAGCTGACAGTACGTCCTCTACTATCAACAATATATTACCGTTACCATGCATATAGTAATCAGCCTCACCTGTGTAGCGATACCATTTGGGTTGCTGCTTCTTACCTACAGCCCTGCCCACAGCATCAATAATTCTACCTTTGTGCTTGATAGGAAAGACAACACGTTCATCCTTCACATCATACATGGTATCAGCTATTGCTAATCCCCATCGTCTAACAAAGCGTTGGTGCTTGGTGTGTTGTGCCTTGGGCGACACGACATAGGGTGGTATCTCCATAGTCTCCTTCTCTTTCTTTATGTTTGTGTATGCACGTGCTATTTGCTGTTCTTTCAGACGGTGTTGTATCTCTCTTGCTGTCATGTCTGTATCATAGATACCACCAACAGTACAGCCTAGCTTGAAACAGTTGTACCTTATCTCACCAAGTATGTTGGCAGCAGTAAAAGTATTCTTGCCTCTGCATTGAGGGCAGTCACCTCTGTATCTCTCGTCATCTTTGAGAGCTAGACTGTCAACAAACTCACGCATCTTCATCTTGTTTACCTCTCGCTGCTAGTGCCTTGCTTGCACCACTGAATGTGTTCACCATGTAAGGCTTGACTGATGCTGTGTTTTTGTGACCTGTTACTTGCATGATACCTGCCAAGTCAACACCACCTTCCATCATCTCAGTCACTGCTGTCCTACGTAAATCCATAGCTGTAAGTTCACGTGGTAGGTTAGCTTCATCTAGTAACACGTTGATAAGATTAGCTATTTCTTCTTTGTCATATGGTGTGTAAGCACCTGCTCTAGGCTTCACCCTGGGAGCAACGTACTCTTGGAATCCAAAGTCTTCCTTCTGCTGACGCAGCATTGAACACAAGCCATGAGAGATCGGGAGGTGTACCTCTGCATTACGCTTGCTCTGAGTCATATCAATACGACAGTTGTTTAAGTCTAAACTATCCCATGTAAGAAGCCGAACATCTCCTACACGTTGACCCCAGTCGTATGCCATATGAACTATCAGTCCAATGCTGCGCCATCGAAAATCGCTGTAAGCTGTGTCAAGAAAGAGTGACACCTGTTCACGTGTCCAGTGTACCCTACGAGGTTCAGGTACTTCAGTCTTTACTAAGCTGATTGGATTGTGAATCATTACATCATACCTCATGGCATGTCTCCACGCAGCGGAAAGGACACTGCGTCTGTAGTTGGCAGTGCGAGTGCCAGTCAACAGCCATTGATCGTATGCTTGTGTGATGTGTCGAACCTTCAAGTTCTTACAACGATAACCCCCAAGAGCCTTGCCTTCAACCTGTGTCAGCACAGCAGCTTGCAAGTGTGACTCGTAGTCCTTTTGGGAGGAGGAAGAAAGTCTACGAAACACGTCAGAGTGCAAGTAAAAATCTACTATCTGTGTCAGGGTGGCTGACTGCTTGGGGATATTCTTCATTACCATTTCCTCCTTACCTTCCAGTATGACCATGCTCTACTACAATGTCCATCACCTAGCAATGTGTCTATTGGTCGCACTAGATTGTATTTATTATTACGTTTCCATTCCCAGTTCCTAGCTGAAAAGGTTTGATTTAATCTTCCACCAAGTACCACGTTCAGTAGAACACTTAGTGCTATCATTATCCTTACGAGATAGGTAACCCAACCAATGTGTAACATCATCGAAAGGCGCATTCGTATCTTGTCCATCGTTACTTTCCTTTAACATGTGCATACACCAAGTAAACCCATCCAAAAAAGTACAACGCTGCAAACGTGATAGGAAATAGGTTAGCTAGAAATTCGGATACCATGTAATCCCCTTTGCTTCATCTTCTTTTAATAACTTTAAGTACTCACCTTCAAGCAGTGCTTTCTCGAAGTCACCTTCCCATTCGTAGTCATCTTTCCTACGCTGTGTCTGCTTAATGAGTTGGTGTATAGGTAATACTTTAGCAGTAACCATACTCTTTCCTCCGTATCTCTACAGTTAAGTTAGGGAATACCGTTTTATAACGTTCCTCATAACGTTCAGCATCCATTTTATATTTGAATGTGTGGTAACCAAACCACTTACCATTCTGTCCAAACCATACTTCATACTTCATTAGCATCTCCTCTCTTTGTTTGTGCCATAAGTTTTAGCAGATCCCCAACAAACGTCAAGAGGTTTTATCTTTCCGTTAGGCAAAGCCATGCCTGGGTATCTGTAGTGTGGGTTCTCTTTCAAGAACTGTCGTAGTTCTTCTACTTCCATCTTGCGTTGGGCATGTCGTAACTCTTGGACACACGCTGCTCTGCCAGTCCAGTGTTCATGCTTGGACATGCAGTACTTATGGATAGGGTTCTGTTCCTCAACCATCGCTAGTAGTAGTTCTATCATTTAAAGCTAACTCCAATCCTTTTCTTAACATTTCTTTTGCTTCTTCATACTGTCCTCTGCACATATGGTCATGGCTCCATCGTATCCAAGACATTGCACTCTTGTTTGAGGTATCAATATCTCCTGTAATAGTATCTTGCTTACCGTTACTAGTATAGGAGCCAACCTGATTGAGATTAAGGAACTTCAATAGGTTAGGCTTGTCGGTTGGTACATCGACAGTGCTATAAGTCTTGCCGCATATCTTACGTGCATCAGCTTGTGTACCTGCCCATACACCTTCGCTATTCCTATACAGCTTCATGTTTTGTCCTCCATTGTCCTCTGTATTTACCCTTGTGTATATATCTCTTGGGTAAGCTGTCCATGTTTTGACGTTCATCAATTTGTTCTTTAGCCCATGAGTATGATATCTTCCAGTATCGAGCAGCTTCTGCTACACTGTGGAAGTCCACACCAAATAGTCTGCACTGTCTGCCTCGTTTGATTCTTGTTGGTTCATACTTCACACGTTGGTGTGCGCTCATGTTTTGTGGTTGCATTAGAAACCCTCCTGTAATGATACACCGTACACATTTACTTTGTACTTGTCTAGCTTTCTACTAGTCCATTCATGTAGGTGTTCATCTAGTTGTAGCACATCATCGCTAACTCCAAACGTTTGCTTGGATGCTACCTCTTTGAATAGTTCTACTACTACCTCTCGTATGATTTGTTTATACTCAGGTTTAAGTTCATCTATCTGCATTCTAAGTCCTCCTTTATCAGATTAGATATGTCATCGTAAGCGTTGGACAAACTTTGTGTCAAGCTTTTATTGTGCTTGTTTGCTGAATCTAGTTTGTCACGCATGTCGCCCCAGTCCTCATTGAGTGAGGCTATCCTCTTATGTGCAGCATTAAGTTGCTCTTGTAACTCTTTGATATTGTTCTTTAATATATCTATCTCGTCAGCCTGGGCAACGACTATCTTTCTGTTTTTCTCAGCTTCCATTTCATCAGGTAGCATTACCTCTGCCCTCCTCTGTCTCGTTACCAGTGTACTCTTGGATAAAGTATTCATCCCTGTGTACATAATCCTCTGGTTCTCTGTCCTCATTGATAGCTTTGATATCATCAGCTAACTCTTTCTCAGCAGCTTCTTCACTCTCGTATGTATAGATAGCCTCGTTGCCATCCTCATCAGTTGTCCACTCGTAGCTGTCACCACACATTGTCTCCGTTACTATAATATATCTAGGCATCTTTAACCTCCCAAATGTTTTCCAATGTCCAGTCGTGTCCATCGTCTGTCTTTTCCCAGTCAGGGTCTGATATGCTGTCACCACGTGCTATCGCCCATGCTTCCTCTTCAGTATCAGCTTCGATAATAGCAGTGTATCCCACGTCCATTGTGGCAGTTACTTTATACTCAGGCATTGTGTCCTCCTTTATGGTCTAAGTATGTCATAGTTATATTCTGCGTCAAGTTGCATCCAATAGTTTTCGTAATGGTAATCCCACTCGTAGTTTTCTTCATCATCACCTACCTCTTGGTCAGCCAGTAGTCTAGCCCAATGATCTAGGCTGTCCTCATGGTCAAGCGGTAGTTCATCTTGTACTTCGTATTGATAGTCAATCTTCATCAGTCCATCCTTACTACTTTGTATCCACCTGATATGATAGGTATAGCCACGATACCATAGTCATATATGTAGACTAACCTCTTGCCTACACCACCAGTAGCATCCAATATAATCTTGACCATGAGTAGTGGTTGAAGTGGTGGGTCACCGTCCTCACTATCATACGCACCATCGTACTCACATACCTTACCTTTCATAGGTCTGGGCTTCATACCTGCACTGTATTCGTATTGCAGTTCCATCCACCCATCGAGTGACACTTTGCCACCATCCCACTCATGCTTGTCTATCCAGTGTGTTATCCAGTGTAGCAACAAAGAGTTACCTTGCTGCACACCTCGCCACGTGTTAGCGTCAAAGTCATGATGTGGGTTGCGGAACACTCTCGCTCCTGTTTTGTCATCCATTACGAAATCTTTCATGCTTGTTTCCTCCTTGTATCTACAAGCTTAACTTGCTTTGCTAAGTCTACTCTAGTCTCAAAGTATTCAAGTTCCTCATCTTGGAAGTCACTGAGCCACCATCTAAGAAGTTCAGCAGCCTTGATACTATCCACGTTTCTCTTGTGGAATGATGTTAGCAAGTAAGTCATAGCTTCCTCAACAGCCATGCTTGTACTCATGCCCACTTCCATGTTTAGTTTCTTGGCTAGTGCTTTCACTGCCATGTTATTCTTTACGTCAAATCCTTTAGCCATTACGCATCCTCCTCAAATTGCACTGACAAAGTAAAACTGAATGCTTCGGTGTTGTATCCCATATCATTCAATTTTTCTAATATTAATTCTGATAAATAATCAATTTCTTGATTTGTAAAATCATTGATTTCTATTTCCATACTGCACTCCTAATGTAAGTACTGAATGAGTTGGGCTAGGCTAAGAAACATTATGATCCCACCTAGCCATAAGATAAGCAGTCCTATCATCCTGCGAAATGGTACAGCTTGCGATAGGCTTCAGCATTCTCAAGGTATAGACTACGCTTGCCAAAGTGATAGCCAGTCATAACCTTACCTTGTGTCCTACCATAGCGATTGATAACACTACGCTTGCGGTAGATACCCTTCTTGCCAAGAAAGTTGAAACGGAAACCTTTGCATCCGTCCTGAGTTGGTTTAGTTGCAAATATTATAAACATGATATCTCCTTCCTATATATCTTGCACAAAGCCTGTGCTGTCATGTTTAGCTGCACCCTTTGCATAGAGTGCAACGATTGATTGTTGTGGGTCTAGGAAACGAAGGTCATCTTTGTCACCGTCCACAACATTGTAGCCTCGCCATGTAGTCATGTTGACAGGCTTGCGGAATACTACAGCAACGGACATGCCATTGCGTATAACATTCCAGAATAATTCCTCATACTTAGGATTAGCAGCACTATAACTCCATGTCAAATGATAGTTTGGATAGTCAGCAACTTTCCTGTTTGGTATCTTTGTGTAGTCATAGAATTGTACTTCTGGAAACTCCTGAAATATATTCATCTTGTTGTGTGGCATTGCAGGTATCAACTCCCACCTAATATCGGTAGTACCATTGAGCCTGACACAAGGTTGTATGCCACGTTTCTTGCAGTAGTTACTAAACTTCTGTATGTCGTGATATAGCTGCTTCATAAAGCCTACACGATCACGATAGAACCATTCAGCTTTACGCTGTCTAGCTGTCTGTACGTTGCTAAACTTCCCACGTCCAGCAGTGTATAAGCAACCCTCAATACAGCTTGCTATAGCAGCCATAGAGCATGAGTTGAATAGCTTGCCATCTACCATAACTTTGTAAGGCGTCATGTATAAGATAGCTGTGAGATATTCGGAGCCATCACCCTTGATAGTTTTGGCGTTGGTTCCTACTCCAAGTAGCTTGTAGTTAGACATTAGCATCCTCCAATTCTTTTACAAATTTTATCATATCCGATAATGAGTGGAATATGTATTTCTTGTCAAGCTCTTTCTGTATATTGTCCAACGTTTTGTTAAACTCAGTAGCTAGAAAATTATGTGTCAGTCCATAGGCAACCCATTGTTCTGGGCTGTTTAGTTGGTCTGTCAAATCGTCAATAGTCTCAGGTATAGCAAACAATCCGTTGCGGTCATACCTTTGTCCTTCAAGTATTTTCATTAGAAGTCCTCCTCTATTACTTCTTTATTCTCAAAGTTATTTTCTACATTGTCAATAGCTTCTTGTTCGCTATTAGCTTTTACTTTCCACATTTCGCTATAGCCAGTCTCACAGTCCATAACTCTTAAATAATATTCTTGCATAGCTTCCTCCTATATTTAGTAAGACACATCAGCAACCCATATGTCAAGCATAAGTTTAGGTTGGCCTAAATTAGCTGCTAATGTGTCCAAGAAATACAGAAACAGTTAAACAGTAGGTTAGCACCTTTTCAGTGGTTATGAGTAAGTCAACTCTCTCACAATCTTAGTAGCATCTACGTTTATTGATTGCGTGTCTTATCGACTGGGCTTGTAGTGTATTCTCACTTCCACGCCTATGTGCTATCGCTGTATATGTGTTTCACTTTGTATCGTATCAATTATCTTTCGTTATGTTGTATTCAGTCTTTCAGTATTTGTATTTGTAGTCAAGTATTTAGTTTTAGTATTTGCTAGGGCATTTCACCGAGCCGTCAAAAGGACGCTGTTAATCTGAGGATCAAGGGCTTGTTGCCTACTCTCAAGCTTTAACTTGTCGCTTTCGATGTACTATTAAGGGCATACCGCAACATAGATTGCAAGTACTTTTTTAAACTTTTTTATAAGTTGTTGTAATTAAACGATTCTTTTTTTAGTTGTTCTTGTTTGGTTCTGCTTTGTAGTGTTTGTTCTATGTTTGTTCTTATTATTATATATATACTGTATAGGGTGGGTATGCTTATTTGTGATCACAAAAGGGGGGATATACTGTGCATCCTTCCTTGATTTGTGATCACATTTCTAGAATGTTGCACAAATACAACACTTTTTAGTAGTATATTGAGGATATATCAGTATAAAAGTGTAATAAATACAGTAACTTAGCTAGTAAAACACTGTCTAAACTGTAAAAGCAGCCCTTAATCGTTGGGGCGGCGAGGGCCACTGGGGGGTATACCCCTACGTGTATACGTATATCTACACAGAAGTGGTTTTTTGAGAGGTACAAATTGTCGCAGTTAGTCTCTTTTATACTTGACAGACCCCATTTTTTAGGTATAACTGCGGAGCAGGAGCAGGATAGTTAAACTTTTTAAGTTAAACGATATAAATAATAAACTAAATAAATAATTGGACATAGGTAAAGTTTAACTTGACAGTGTTACTGTATATCTGTATACTTATTATTACGTAACACAATATAATGTAACAAACAATAAGTGTTACACTAGGGTATGTGTAGTAATCTGTGTGTTACTCTTCCTCCATGTCTCCTCCTCCTACATGTAGATACTACACATATCCCCTTTTTAGGTAGGATAATGTATAAACAGAAACTAAGTATGTACTCTTCTGAAGATGTAATAGAAGAGTTTTACGATGCCATAGCGGAAGGTGACAATAAACGCCTTAGACGTGTACACATTCCTAAGTCTGATGTATTCTATGTGCGTGAGGCGCTGGAAGCTAGGCTAGGAAAAAGATTTACTTTAGATCATATTGAAAGAGCTATGTACCTTGAGGGCTTCCTGGAAAAGCATGAAGTACTAGACCCTGAAAGAAAACGTAAAGGCATAGGATAAAAGTGTTGACAAAGCTAAAACTCTGCGTACAACTATGCGTATTAATGATAGTTACAGCTTGTCAAACAATAACATATACAGCGTCATGCAGGGTGGGAGATACTGTATGTCAGAGAAATCAAGATGCACAAACACTCGCACTTATCGGTCATAAAGACGCAGCTACTAAGCTTATGTGTATTAGTCCTAGTTTTGTGGACGACTACGGTATCTGCACAGGAACAGACGCAGCTAGATGATGGCATAACTAACAATACCACAACGACTACAGATACTGGTAATGATGTTACAGGTGACTTTTCTAACAACTATGAAGATTCAGTTGTAGATTCAAACAATCAAAGTGAAGTCATAAATTATAACGGAGCAGGTTCATCTCCAGGCAGCAGTCCTGTAATGTCCAGCATAGCTCCAACAATGATGGGTGGGGGAGGTAATGACTCTTGCTTAATCCCGAAGAGCAGAGGGCTTCAGTTAAATATAATTGGCCTGTCTCACGGTGAGATGCAGCAAGACCCCAACTGCAATCGCAGGAAGAATGCTAGATTGCTGGGTTTACCTCAACAGGTTGGTGGGTTAGGATTACAGGTGTCTGCCATCTCAGTGATGTGTCAAGATCCTACAGTGTTCAGGAGTATGATGTTAGCCAATACTCCGTGTCCTATAAATGATGCACGTACTGGTAAGTTGCTCATGGGCAGGAACGCTATAAAGAAATACAGAGAAGACCCTGCATTATTTGTTGTAGGTTATGAATTAGACAAAGAGTTTTGGGATACCTTATTACAGGTAGGAGAGGAATATGATGAAGCATTCACTGAAGTCACTACTACTAAGCGCAGCCTTAGTGATCAGTTCAGGTCAAGCAAACGCAGAGGTGACGGACCCAGCGCTAACAATGACAGGTCAGGAGAAGATAGACCAACTAATTAGCACACTAGGTGCTATTAAGAACAGGGTGACGGACAATGGATATCACACAGTAGGTGCAGTAGGATATGCTGCGCTGGGCGGTGTTGTTATAGATGACGCATTTGATGATGGACTTATTACACAGCAGGAGTTAGATGATTACTTAGATGCAAAGGATCTTGTACTAGGTCACGACTACGAGACTGCTACCAACGCACAGCAGTTGTTTACACAAGAATACCAAGCTTCTATGAATGACTTGGATGAAGCTATAGATATTCTAGCTGATGCTTCAGCAGAGATACTAAGTGCTACTGGTGTAATGGAAGCTGCAGCAACAGCAGATACATCACCAGAGCAGACTGCATTGCAAGGCATGATAGAAACAGATGAGTACAGCATAGACCAAGCAGAGGTTGATGCGTACAACCAAGCTGTAGCACAGGTAGAGAACTACGCTCAACAAGCTGGTGCATTCATGGCTGCAGCTAATAACACTGAACTAACAGCGAGTATCGACAGTTACGCAACACAGAATAACTTTGTAGTTGGTAGCTATACAGCCATTACGTATACACAGAACATAGACGAGTTTGTAATACTGTGGGATAACGATGGGTTTGGTTCTGGTTGGCAAGGCTATCTAGAAGATGATATGAAGACTGCAGCAGAGATATACGCTGCTGGTGAGTATGTAGAAGAATACGGAACTATGCCGAACTAATGTCTATGGAGTTCAGCATAGGGGGATTTAACGTAAAGGGCTGGATGGTTGCTGTAGCACTTCCAGTTCTATCTGCTGTATCAGGTGGTGTCTATTGGGGATACGATACACTGAATAGGTTCTACGGTGTAGAGGGTGGCGTTAGTGAAGCAATAGATAAAGCCAGCGCAAATGCAAAGCAAATTTTAGAAATACAAAAAAGCTTAACTCAATTAAGCAACGACACTGCAAGAGAACGAACAGCAAATAAAACATTTGCGGCAAATCAATTAACGACAGCTAGTCAAGCAATACGAAAAGAATTACAAGAAGCCGAAACAAAACTAAACGATGATATTGTTGTAAAAATGCAACAGTTAAATCAACAGATAACAACACTAGAAGCTGGGATAACAAGTAGAATACAAACAGTAGAACAGGCTGTAGTAGATAACGATGTACGTGGACTCAATACTAAACTAGCACAGTTGACCACAAACATGCAGCAGATACTAGAGCAGCAGAAAGTATTATTAGATCTGCGTAGTCAAGTAGATAAAGCAACAACGATAACAAATGGCATAGGAGAGAAGTTAGATGTTATTCAAACAGAAATTGATGACATTTGGAAAGCGTATGATAGCTTGGTGGAGAACCCTCTATAAAAAATTTCGAGGCAAGTAATGGCTACACCACGTAAAGGCAAGATGTTTGCCAAGAAAGTTAAGAACCCTAAGACAGGGCGTACAATTAAAGTAAGCTACGGTCAATCAGGTAAAGCTAAAGACGGTGGTAAGCGTATACGTCCAGGCACAGGTAAAGGCGATTCGTACTGTGCAAGAAGCGCTGGTCAGATGAAGAAGCACCCAAAGGCAGCAGCTAATCCTAACAGTCCACTACGTCTGTCACGTAAGAAGTGGAAGTGTAGTGGTACAAAGTCGAGGCGTACATAATGGCTACACCTAAGAACAAAGCATTGTATTCTAAAGTAAAGTCAGAAGCTAAGAGAAAGTTTAAGACGTGGCCCAGCGCATACGGAAGTGCTTGGCTAGTTAAGACGTATAAAGCACGTGGGGGTACTTACAGCAAGGGAGGTTCAGTTGCAAAGGTCAAAGCACGTACTAGAAAGTCGTAGAGGTTACGCTGAAGGTGGACTCACTAAGTGGTTCAAGGAAGATTGGCGTGACGTAAAGACAGGCAAAAAGTGTGGGCGTTCTGGTGGCAAGGATAAGAACAGACCCTACCCTGCATGTAGACCTGCAGCAGTAGCAGGTAGAATTAGTAAAGCAGAAGCAAGAAAAAAGACTGGACCTAAGAAAGTTAAATGGTCAGTAACAGCTTCAGGGAGGAAGCGAAAGTGAAGAAGACTATATGTCCAAAGTGTAAAGGCAAAGGGTGCGCTCATTGTGGAGGTACTGGTTATCATAAATCTAAAATGAACAAAGGTGGTGTTATGGGAAAGAAACCTATGAATGAAGGAATGAAAGCATTAAAGAAAGCTGCACCTGCAGTAGCAAAGAAGATGGGCTACATGTATGGTGGCATGGCTAAAAAGAAAATGGGCATGGCTCATGGAGGACTAGCTTGTGGTGCATCTAACCCACCAGAACGTCCTATGAAAAAGAAGAAATAACATATCGGGTATGCAATAATAGGTACTACTACCTGACGTATATTTGAGTATAACTATCTCCGCACACAAACAAAGGAGATAGTGCTATGAAAAATTTATTAAAACGTCTATGGGATAACCATTGTATTAGACAGCAAAAACGTGCAGACTTTCGTATGATGCACATGATGACCGACAGAGAGTTGAATGACTTAGGTATAGGTCGGTCACAAATAAGGGAAGCAATATATGGCGAGAAATTTAACAGATAAGCAGCAGCGGTTTCTAGATGTACTATTTGATGAAGCTAATGGTGATGTTGTCGCTGCTAAAAAACTGGCAGGTTACGGCGATAACAGCAACACTGCAGCGATTGTTGAATCTCTAAAGGATGAGATCGGTGAGAAGACTCGCACATTTTTTGCACGTACTGCTCCTAAAGCTGCTATGGCTATGGTTGGTGCGTTGTATGATCCAACGGAGCTAGGCATAAAAGAAAAGATGGTAGCAGCAAAAGACTTGCTTGACAGAGCAGGACTTGGTAAGGTAGATAAAGTAGATGTTACTAGCGGTGGTGGCATCTTCTATCTACCACCCAAAGAAGGTGAGAACGAATAATACCACAACGAGAACTGGGGTTTTGGCAACTACCTAAACCTCCTAAGACACACAACAAACAATGGCACAAGATTGTCAGGCTAACAAGAAAGATACCGTTTGGTTACGAGGTAGATCCTGACAATGATAGAATACTTGTACCTATTGAGCATGAATTAGAAGCATTAGAGCTTGCAAAACGTCACCTCAAGCAGTATAGTTACAGAGTAGTAGCACAGTGGTTGAGTAAAGAAACAGACCGATACATATCACATATGGGTCTAAAGAAGAGAATAGAAGTTGAGCAAAGACGTAGAAAAGCATCTAACATTAAACGCAAGCTTGCCAAGTGGCTCGAAGAAACGCTTTCGGAAATCGAGAAGCTCGAAACACAAGGAGTCGGTGCATACTCAGAAGCCAGCGGAGATAGAAGCCCCCCAGCCAGAACCTATCCCAGCGCAGGTAGTAGCCCCTGACTATGACGTTGAAGAAGCGCAGGATGTCGTATTCAGACCCAACCCAGGTCCACAGACATCCTTTCTAAGTTCTTCTGAAAGAGAAGTGCTGTACGGTGGGGCAGCAGGTGGTGGCAAAAGCTACGCAATGTTAGCAGATCCATTACACGGCCTGAACAATCCACACTTCTCTGGACTCCTTGTACGACATACAACTGAGGAACTAAGGGAACTTATACAGAAGTCGCAGGAGTTATATCCACGTGCCGTACCAGGAATCAAATGGTCAGAGCGTAAATCACAATGGGTATCTCCTAAAGGTGGAAGACTGTGGATGTCTTATCTGGATAAGGATACCGATGTCACACGCTACCAAGGACAGGCTTTTAACTGGATTGGATTTGACGAACTTACTCAATGGCCTACACCTTACGCTTGGGATTATATGAGGTCACGTCTTCGTAGCGC